GGATGGACGAGCAAGGGCAGGAAATTCGCAGGACGGTCTATGCAAGCCGTGGCGCTTCAGGCATTGAAGACGCACTGACACATATTTTCTATCTGCGAAAGTCGATTGGCGTGAAGCAACAGGGCTCAGTCGAGAAGTTCGATCTTGCCATCAGGAAATATAAGGGGAATCCAAGCTCCGAGGTATTCAAACTTCAGCGGGATCCAGTTTCGATGCGAAACACATTGCTGGCAGAGAAGCCAATCCGAAAGCTCGGCCCGACGTTTGAGGAGAAAAACTTGCTCAACGTCAAGTATCACAGGATTAAGGAAGCCAATCCAAGGTATGAGCACGACACGATTATAGGGCTATTGGCAGCTAGCGAGGGCTACCCGAAGAAAACCATCCTAGAGTGGATTGGCGCAGCAAGTGAGGAGTAGGAAGGAGGGACGGCTTAAATAGCCGTCCTTTTTTTTTGTCCCCCGGACTATCGAACCTACTATAAGCAGTCCGACGGATCCCAGCCAGTCCCAATATCATAGTCATCTAAGAACTGCTCAACATCGTCAGCTAGCTTTTTGGCTAGCTTATCGAGATTCTCGATTGGGCCACTGGCCTCTAGGATACGACGAATCCGCTGCTCTAGGATGTCTAGTTCTTCATAGGTCATGTTGTTCTCCTCAAAATAATGCTTGACAAATCGGGATTTCCGTGTTAAACTCATCGAGTTCGTTTACGACGGCTCGCGCGGCGCCAGCCATGCTTAGTCAATCGTAATTTCGCTGCAAAATAAGGCCAGCCTTGGATGCGCCACACATCCTTGAGCTGGCCTTTTGTTTTTTCTGATGCTTAATTGGAAAAAGTTGGTGGCAGCGTGCCGGTCCTGCCCCGGCTCCCTCGGCCAATTGATTCGGGAAGTCCAACGGTGCATACCCGAATATGCCATGAGGAACTGATCACCGTCGTTGTGTGTCATCTCGCCACGCCGACGCTGCCATAGCTAATCCCTCATCATATGGAGCATATGACTTCTCCCCATGCCCATCAACGTCCTCCACATCTCAGGGTGGCCCCATGCCCGCTCAACTGTCTCGTCGGACAGCACTACCACTGGAATCCGAATGCCAGCTTCTATCGCAGCTGCCCACCGATGAGAACCACTCAATAGCTGGAGGCCCCACTGGTGCCTCTGGCAGTCGTAGGTCATATAGCCCACTAAAGCCTCATAGCCATATCCCCACCCTCGTTCCTTGAAGATAGTGATGAGGTCAGCCAGCTTATCTGGATGGGTGATGCCATGTGGGGGCCAGCACTGCTCTGGTTTGAGCCACTCAATCATGGGTCGGTCCGGTCGATAGGTTCATTATCATTGATTGGCTGCCACACTTTGTCAATGGTATCATAACCAAATTCATAGACCAGTCGCCAATACTGACCACAGTCACATCGCCAGACCATGCCAATCGGCTTACACCATGTCCAGCGTGGAGGATCGCAGGTATAGACATGCCTACCTTTAGTCTGCTCTATCTGACGCATCAATCCACTCCACAGTTATCACAGCCAGCAAAGCCATTCGGACAATCCCGGCTGCGATGCTTCAGTTCTGCTTCGCGCTTCGGATTCTTCTCGTAGTTCGGTCCCTTGTAGCTCTTAACTGGCCTACCCTCTATCCTGTCGAGGATAGCCTGAACCTCACCAAGCCAATCACCCTGAAACTGGTGTGCCCGGTCATCGACATAGAGGGCACACACCGGCTTGCATACGTGTCCTGCGGACACGTTGCCGCTCGTAGCTTCGCTACGGGCGTTTCCTGCTTCGTAGCCAGTCTCGCCCCACACATAGTCAACCCGAAGATTGTGCTCATCGCACATCTTGCGAATCCACTTCGGGTTGTTGCAGGAGTGAATCAAGATTCGATGGCCTGCCATCCGAATGATGTCAAAGGCCTCATGCACGCCGGGCATCGGTCTATTATTGATCGTATCCCACGCGGTGTGATCAAAGTCAATCGCGATCACCTGTCCAGCCATCACAGCCACCCTTCATCATCGCCATGAACCCTATAAGACTCATAGCCATCATACTCCTCAATAAGCACCTCTCCATCAACGTCAGCTACTTTAAGGTTATGCGCGCCACCCATGTACGGATATTCTCCAAATTTGTCATGAAACTCCTTCGAGAACTGCTTCAGGATGGGATGCGTGGTGACATATTGAGGCAGATCTGACTTTCTATTCCAATCGACTTCTGTTTCACGATGAGTAAAGGAGCCACCACCCTCCAGAAATTCGATGATGGGCTCATAGGTCAGGGCGAACTGCTTCGCCTCTTTGCCACCGCAAATCCAAGTCGTCCAACCAGCACCGTGACCCGGACTATACAATATCTTACGACTCACGTATGCCCTCCATAAGATGTTCCTTCAGCAATTTCACTGTTCGAGAGCCAACCGCCTTATTGAAGGCCTTCTCATCCGTGATAACAATCAGCCCTTCACCCTCCCGACGCACATCCTCACACATCAGCTTGATCAGCTCAGGGATGTCCTGAAGAGCAGGCTGCTTATCCTCCCTATCCCGCACCAGCCGATCAATCACATGCGTAAGGCGCATTGGCGTCACCCAATCGAGAGCAATGGCCTTTGCCCGCATCTCAACCTCGGCCTTCTCAGCACTGACCACTGGCTTCGGTCGGCCTGTTTCCCTGAACTCATCCCGCTTGTGCTTGGCGATGATCCGCTCTCCATTGTTAAGAGTAAGCTCCAGAAGCGATCGTAAAACGACTCCCTCTCGGATTCGATCACCCGTGATACCATTTCGAGCCGCTTGCGTGCTCGGTCGATCTCGTTGCTCGTCAATGGCAGCCAAGGTTGCAGGTATTCTGACATAATCTACGAACTCAATCCCAATTGCTCCACAGAAGCCAGCCGCCTGATCCACAGCTAGCCAGCAATCATTGATCTGAACATCGAAGGCTACAAACTTCAGATTGGGGCCATAGGTATCAGCCATGCCTTGCTGCTTACCGCCATAGGCCTCCCCATAGATGATGGCCTTGGCAAAGCCCACCAACGCCTTCAGCCTGGCAACTAAGGCTTCCTGATCGAATAGAGCCACAAACCGATCGTGGCTCTCACCCCCACTAAAGAAGCCAAGTTTCTCATCATTCCATGAGATATGGGCACTCGTGCCGTGGATCTTCTCCATGGCGTAGATTTCCTTGAACAGCAGGATATGCTGCGCGGACGGCTTGTAGAGATTATCAATGTGTAGGTAGCTCATTAGATACCGCCCTAATCCACATCCCACTCCTCAATCCAGTAATGATCATAGCGAGAATCATTGCCCTTCCACACTTCCTCATCCTCTGGACGATTTCGGTCTGCCTCACTGGCTGAGCTATAGACCTTTAGCACATAACTATCCTCATAGACATTGCCGCCTATCAAGATCCAGACCCGCTTATCCATTACCAGCATCCATTCTCATCATAGGTACCACTTGAAGCATTCCAGAATCGATCAGCCGCATGATGCTCAGCCTCAACACCGCTTTCTCGATCATAGGCTTGCATGACGGCTTCAGCGATATGAAGCGGGAGGTCAGCCCGAATCTTGTGGCTCTCCATCATCTTGAAGGCATCTGGATCAATCCGTTTGATGGTATCAAGAATAATCTGCTCAAGTCTGCCGACGGTCATCGTTCTCCTACTCCATATCTTGCCCGATGTTGCTTACCGGGCTCACCTCGATAGCACTCTTCACAAGCCGCTGCCTCTGGCTTAGTTGAGTCTGGCTTTAGCCAAAAGTAGCCACAATCATCAGCCAGATCATTCAACCGGCCACAGAAGCCACAGAGTCGCCCATCTAGGTCATCAGTCCATGCTTTCTGTAGATCACTCATTTAGTTGGCTTCGTTCTCATCAAAGAGCCTAATCATCAGTATAGCTCCAACTGTCCAGTAAGCCTATTCACATCTTCTTCTAGCCCACGAATCCAATATACTGTAACAACATTCTCAGTACCTTCGGTAGTTGGGCCAGAATCTGTGAACCACCCCAGCATTGGCTGAGTACTGAATGGGCGGTTGTTCTTGAGATATTCGGAGTAAAATCTTGCTAGTGTATTATAATGAGCCTCAGATTCAAGCTTCAGGATGACGCGCTTATCATCAAATTGCCCACCCTTTAGTGCCGCATGGCAGCACTGGCTCGCCACCTTCCCCGGACTCATCTTGAGCCACGTTGGAACGATAATCGCCTGCTTCACTAGCAGCACCCAGCGTTTGGAAACACCATCACCTCAGGCGTGGCGTCGTCAAAGTCCGCGATGGTGTATACCCGATCTGGCTGGGCGTTGGGGGGTAATATAACATCCTCCTGTGCATTAGCCAATTTTCTAGCACTCGCTTCATCGTAAGCAACTACCACCAAGCCACCCTCTGCATGATAGGCATAGGATACCTTGTCCACACTGAACCACACAAATAACTTCATGACTTCTTCATCAGGTTATGCAGAAGTGCCCTTGCCGACTTGCAATCCTCACATCTACAGGCATGCCGATCAAGGACACACTCTGCCCAATCTATCAACTCGTCATCTGTAATTGTGCCGCCCATTATGCCACCTTCTCGAAGCTCACCGACTCACTATAGTAGCCATTCGACTCCCCATACCATCGGATGACCACTGTGCCCTTGTTAGTCCCAATCCGATAGAAGGTCCATGTGAAGCTATCCTGATACAAATCAGACACATCGACGCCAACCGGATTCTCAGTTGATGTGCTCTCTTCGGCAAATGCCACACGCTCGCCAATGAGATCCTCAACATCACCAGCGACATCCTCAATCGATACTGACTCGCAGCAGTCCTGCCAGTGATACATTCTGAATCGCTCGCCATCCTCCGTCGTGAAGATGACCGCATCACTGCCCTTCTCCAAGCCGGTGATCTTTGCCAGCGTCTTGCCGACCAATATGCTAAATGCTGCTTCAGTCATAACTGGATCCACCTTCCATCATAATCTCGATATACTACTCGCCCAACCTGCCGGATGATCTTCTGGCACATCTCGCAAGGCTTAGCTGTAATCACGTTCCCACTCTTGCGCCTGACAGCACACACATACAAGGCCGCTTCAGCCAGCCGCCGCTTATTCGAGCGCCTGATTGCTGCGGCTTCCGCATGTTCGCCAAAGCCATCGAAGCCGGTATGGTTCCAACCCCAACCAAATATACCATGTCGGTCAGCGAGGACCGCTGCCACCCTCACATGGCAAGTGGATCGTGGCAGTAAATCTACGGCCAGTCTCCGAGGATCGTCTGGCTTAATCACGTCCACCTCTTACGACATTTGGCGCAGGTTGGCCATCCATTGATGCTGAGTTTGCACCACTTGAACTTTGCACAACCAATACAGAAGGCTTGAATCTTGTCAAGCTTCATTGGCAATCTCCAACAAGACATCTCCATGACATGCGGCAGGCTTACACCAACATACAAGATCCTTGCCACGAAGATTGGCCTTCAGCAAGTCAAGCTGCGCGGGTGTCATCTCTCCAATGACCTCCTTCTTGTAGCGCCAGATTACCTGATCCCGATCCCCATGCTTGCCAATAACAAATGGATTCCCATACAAACTCGGGCGCCCAATATACACAGCATCCTTCGGACAATTCGGATCTCGCTTATTCCATACTTTAGGCATTAGGCTTCGCCTTCTTCAAGCACCACTCCCTCACCTTCGATTCCTTCCATGATCGTTCTGGCGATGGCGTAAACCAATCACCCCACACCGCCGCATCACGCTCACCAGCCATCCAGCCAGCCATATAGGCTCGCTTCAGCAACCAGTTAACCTCTGCTTGACTATACATCCGCTCCCTAGTCAAGATTACACCCCGCTTGATGTATCACGACCGGCAATGCACAAATCTCCAACCCGACGCCAGTTGTGCTCAACTGGTCTTCAGCATCGATGCCTGGCAATAACGCCTGCTCAGACACTCTTCCCACTTCCCAACTGATCGGCCCATCCGGCAGGACGCCTCTCGCCTGCAACGCATAGATATGCATCTTCAACTTATCGCGCTTCGCCTTAAAGTCCATCAGCGACTCGCCGCCCGGTTTATCCCACAGCATCCGAAAGGTCATCAAATTCTTCATCACAGCACCAGCCACTTTGGCTTCCAGACAACTTCTCCATCTACCTGATTTAGCACATGGTCAGCCACGAATGACTGCCCATCCCACACTACTAGATACGTATGGCTCTTCTCACGATTACGAACGGCACAATACTCAATCGCCTTGCTGAGCTTCTGGAAGCGCATTCTACACTCCATCCCTGATAGATTCAAATGCCACCGGCCGATAGTCAGTCACCTCGACACAGCAGTTTCGATACGGCCCTTCTGGGCTCTTATTCTGATGAATATGTCCATGAGCATTGACCTTCACCCTACCCAGGCTCGACTCATGCAGCGGGAAGTGGCTAAACAACACCTGATCAAACTGCATCGATGCCCGGACTTTCTTGAACCCAGCCTCCACATAATGCTTAGCTGGATAGTGATCATGGTTGCCCAGAATCAACCAATGCCGACCGGGCAGACTCACCATCAACTTGATAAAATCTGCTGCACACTGATTCCCCCGAAAGAGGGTCATGTCTCCAAGGAACAGCAATGTATCGCCGTCCTTCACCGTCTCACGAATGGCCTGCTCGATGTAGGCATCGCCCTCAGCCGCAGAAGCAAACCGCTCGCGGACCCGCCGCTCAACCCCATCAAGTTGATAGGTAAACTTGTAGATATTCTCATGCCGCCAGTGCCAATCACTCAGCACCCAGATATCAGCCACGATTAGTTCCAATCGTTGATTTCGGGAACAACTCAATATCCTCTCGCCACTGCTCAATCCTCCGATCAGCACTCCACCAGCTTGAATAGGCCCTCAGCATAAACTGTTCAACGGCGGCATAATCCGGCTTATCTGGCAGTGGTGATCTATCGAATGCTGCCTTCATCTGTCCCTCCATCTCATCAGCCACTCTCAGCACCATATCTAGGCTATAGTCGCCATGCCTCACATCCCGCAAGAAGCGCCGGTCTACACTAGTAACTGGCAGTGTGATCTTCCCATGCTCAGCTAGCTCAACTCCCTGATGCCCGAGTCTCAAGAGATGCATGGCGAACTTCGTATCGTAGCCAAACTTCTCAACCAGCTCCGTGCGTGGCTGCCCTCTGCCGCCATTTGACTGCCGCAGCATCCTCTGACGCTGGCCCTGCATATAACCAAGGTGACTCTTGATGGCCTGCTTAGAGAGAAAGGCATCCTTCAGCGCTCTCAACCTAGAGCCCAGCGAATGCTGCTTGACCACATTCTCGGAAGGTGCAAACAACACCAATAGGAAATTAGGATTCCCCTTGAGCGCCAACTGACACCACTTCCGTAAGCTCACATACTTGCTATCAGCCTCCTCTGACTCCCGAATCAGTTCCTCAAAAGGCTTCTGGAGGCCCATCACCTCCTGCAATGGCTCAACGACAATAGCCTCATAGTCCTTGTCTGATGTCTCAACATTGAGGCCGTGGATGTGGCTGCCAGCCAATATCTTGATGATCGAACGCTTTTCAGCTTCCTCTATGGTCATCTAGCCGTCTCCATCGTAAAAGGCTTCATAGTATGCTAGGGCTATATCATCTTCTGAGAGCAGCAGACTACTTAGACCACTAGACGACCTAATTGGCTCGGTATTGTGGCAATTCGGAAAGTTTGAACATCCATGAAACTTCCCATAGCGCCCATTACGAGTAACAGCATGGCCATCCGAGCATTCTAAGCAGGAGCCATCCGCATTGTCAAAGCCATGCCTCATGCTCTCGTCTCGAATAGATAGTGCTGATAAATGCCTTCAGCCCTCGATGCCAAGATCAAATTCATCTCAGAGGGGCGCAAGGCATGCTCTCGTAAGGCCTTCTGCCAGTCCCGATAGAGCATGGCAGCAATTGCGCAATCTCTATTCTTCTCCATCATCCCACCAGCCACTGATACGTAAGCCCAAGTGTCCAGAAATGAATCAACTGATCAAACAGAATCATCACGAAGAACCAATGCCGCTTACCAGCCACAATCCTCGCAAAGAACGGATATGCTCCATAATAATCATAGCTATGGTCAGGCCGTTCATATAGATCAATGAACCACAACTTCGATGTAATACGTGAGGTAATGGCATCGGTCAGGCCATGCGTCAGGAAGGTCATCAGCCAGAACAGCCAGCCATACCACACGAAGCACAAGCTATAGATGAAGGCATGCAGGCTAAGCGCCCAATAGCTCTTGCTCTTATTCAGGGCCATCCAGTCCGATTGCAGTAGCCCATCCCCAACAAAGTGCAACGTAAGAAGTATCAGGAGTGCGAACATCTGGATCTCATCGGGCAATTATTCATATGAAAGGCCGCGCTTAGGTCATCAACGTAGAACTTCACTCGGCACCACGGACACTGCCAAGATCGAGCCGACATCAATAATCCCCCATCAAATCAAGCCGACGTTCATTCTCCAGCCTCCCTACGACATCCTCAAATCGCTCGCTAAACTCCGCTAGGTCCGTCGTATAGCCATCGACCTTCGTCATCAGCCGCTCCAGCTTTACGTTGAGCGCAGCAATCTGTTCCAGTAGCCCTTCAAGCATCTTGGTTTCCATTTGATTCCCCTTTGACAGTTGGCTTATAAAACTTGGCAGCCGGATTCGTTCGACTAAACTCACCCTTGTGCTTGCCAGTCCGTGTATATTTGCGCTTGGGAGTGCTCCTCACAATCTCCCCTTCTTCGTCAATGTCAAATGACGGCATCGCACTATACCGAGAGTCCCATCGCTCTGGGCGCTCTGGCAATAGTGGCATCCGCCCTGTCCATACCGGCTCACCGTATTCTGGATCTGCCATCTTCACCACCAATTATTGACATGGTAACCAGTATAGTATGGATTTGTTATTGCCCTCGCATACTTCTCTGGATTGGCCTTCTTCATCTTCGCCTGCCATCTTTTAAAGGCCCTCTTATTTGGTGTCCAAATCCAGGCTCGCAATGTTCCACGGTGGCCAGGATTGATAGATGGCTTTGTCGATACCACAACTCCAAGATTATTCTTCCGGATGAATCGAGCTAGTGTCAACCCCAGCTTGAATTTCTTGTCCTCCCGCGATGTTACGGAAAAGATCACATGGGCACTTAGCTCATAGGGCATGATGTCCATTAGTGTCTCCTCTGGAGACTCCATATCCCGAACATAGCTCAACTCATTAATACCACAGCAGCGTGGTAATTGTCGTAGTTCCATCAATCCTCCTCATCAATCCAGTCAATTCGGGTCAGCCCACCATGTCCGTGAATATCAATGACCTCCTGCACCGAGTCCAACTGCTCGATGGTGTGATGCTCACCAAGCCATCCCAATACCACTTTCCCACTACTAAATAAGATGCCCTCCGCAATGAGCCCCACACCACTGACGCCACTCACATCCTTCGTGCGAATGAGATTGAATCTCCTCATATATCTAGTCTTCCGCCTCGCATATAGCCAGCTAGCGTATCCTCGGTATGACAGTCACAATCACAAATGACGGACGAACACCGATAGTGCTGATTCTTCGTGTTACAAAACGGCGTCATGAACGGGACGACCTGCACAGGAGTGGTGGTGGTAGCAGAGGCTGGCTGTCTTGCTCGCTCACCAGCCTCCTTTGCCCGCTTGATAGCAATCTCCTGTCTCAGATGAACTAGTTTCATGCGGCCTCCTTCACGGTTTCCCACTCTCCTTCGATCCAACGACGAATCGCGCGACCGTAGGCCGTCGTGGTGCCAGCCTCAACTCCCGGTGCCCGATTGACCTCAAGCACCACTAGGGATCCATCTGCCAACTCGCCAATATCCACTGCACCAAAATCAAGGCCAAGTGCCTTGATTGCAGCATGAGCAATGTCCCGATGCTTCTGCTTCACACCCGAATCATCAGCATAGCTGATCTGCCAGCCTGAATCGAAGCTCCGAATCCACTGATGGGGCGTTCCATGAAAGGGAGTCTCAGACTGAGGGGTCCGTGGCACCTTCCGGCCAGCCCGAATGCTTCGACCAAAGAAGCTATGCACTCGATATTCATTCACGAATGCTTCCTTCTTACTGAAGAAGTCAGGATTGACATTGGCATTTAGAAGATCATTGGCTGCCACATGGTTAAAGGTACGACCTAGCCACTCACCGATGGGCTTCGCTGGCGGTGCAACTGGCGCTGCAATGATCGCCGCGTTCTTCGTAGCCTGTACCTTCGTCACTAGCTCCGTCAGTCCCTGGATGGCCACCGCATTGCGTGTCGGCCCAAGGTTGCAGAAGGCCTCCGCTGCATCCTGAGCATCTTCCCAGATCGCAATCAGTGGATCTACTGGAACAACAACCGGCTCGGGGACCGGCTTTACCCGACTTACCTCGACTGTCCGAACACCAGCATTCTTGAGACGCACCGCATCCTCAAACTTATTTCCCAGAGGCACATTGTTGACGACCTTCCCCTGAAGGCCATTCACACATGCCCCCCACATCACAACTTTGTCATTTGCCTTGACTCGACGGCGAAGATTCTCTTCCCGGCGCATCCGAACACCATCAACGGACTCCGCCAGCAACCGCGCTGACTGACTCGGACTTGGACGATAGATGAAAATCATGATTTGCTCTCCACAATGAATTGACTACAAAACACACCAATGTCGTTTATGTGATTCTCGATTAGATGCCGTCGTGCTGGGCCAATTGTCTCTCGCCTAATGATGATTGCTAGCATCTTCTTTGATGTCTCTAAGAGGTCAACTGCCTCCCAGAAGTCATCCTCATCGAAGAAGTCTTCGGTGCCTTCGGCGCCATCGGCCTCCTCCTCATCATCTATACCGCAACACACCTGCCCCACAGGTGCTTCCTCAGCCCTCAGCTGCGCAAGCAAATCAGAAGTTTTCATCGGCTTCGTCGGTTGTTATTAGATCTTGGGCTCTTAAGTCCGTTAAGTCCGTTGGAGGAGCTGCTCCCTCATTGATGAAGATGCCTCCCTGTGTCGTTACTGCTTCCCAAGTCGCGACGGTGGGCGCCGTTGGCCGAGGCGCTCGATTAGCAAGAATCTGCCGTGCCCGCTCCGCAGTCAGTTGCGGATTATACTGATCAATTGTCGGTGCTCCCTTCCCAAGACACGCCGGACACTCACGTCGGCTCTTATCAATCTGCTTCTGAAGGGTCTTGTCAACCGGCACCGTTCTGGCGCATGTTGTGCAAGCAATGGAAGAAGGCCGGACACACTTCGTGCAATAGGGGCGCTGGTCGCTGATAGAAATCAACTCACCATTGTCAAGTGCCCGATTGCAATTCATGCAAGTCTGATAGGTATTCGATAATGCCTTGCTTCTCGCGAGTTCCTTCGGGCTCAGAACGGCATCTCTCAACGACTGAACCAGTGATCCCGGTAGCGCCACTCTCGCTGATACCTTCTGTAAGATCGCAGCCACAAACTCAATTAGCTCCTCATCATGATTTGGATGGTCCAGCTGCTCGTGTGTCTGCTTCGCCAGCTCATCGCCAGTAACCGATCCGTGGCTCTGTAGAATGGCTAGCACATCGAGTCCTTGCTGATTCGTAAACCTAATCATAACTCTCGCGTCTCCCCTCCACGAAGAAAATCTCTGGCTTACTATTGGTCAGCCAGCACGCATGACAAATCCACTGCTGATTCGATTTGCGCTGAGCACCAGCGAAGTTCACCTTGCACGTATCGCACGTTCCATAGAGCTTCGGGGCTCTCTTCTGCTCCTCCGACCAGCACTGCCAGCAATAGAACTTAGATCCGATGTTCGCCATATGATTCGCTAGCCGAGAACATCCTTGCCCGGCACAAATCAGTTTATCAGTCCAGCCCTTGCGTTCTGCTCCAGCGCGCGAAGCATCTTCTTGTACTTGTTTTTGCTGACCTGTTTCGTACGCAATTGAAGATCGAGATGAGCCTTTCGCTTCTCGAAAGGTGCTGGCATTGCCATCGGCACCTCCGGGCCGTTCCGCTGAGACACCCGGCACCACAGCTTGCTGCGCCAAAGCGGCAATCGAAGCACGACGATGATCGGTATGGACTACCCGGTTCTCCCATGTCCGATTGGACACTAGCACCTCGACCTCTTCATTCTTGTCATTCTTGTTCTTGATGACAGCCCATGATCCAAAGATCTCAAGCTCATCACCCTGCGGCCCGAGCACCGCTACCTTCTCATTGACCATCTCCAAGAAGCCAAGGCCCAGATGTCCAGACGCCCATGCCAATCCCCGGCTATCACTCCACGGACCACTTGGCAACTTAAGGGCGCCTGCCAAGCTCAGGGTCTGGAGTTTGTTCCGCCAATCTGTCCAAAAACCATTGTGAAACAGCACTGGATTGTTGGTCGTCCCCTCGAATTCAGTCCGTGCATCTCCACTCACCTCAAATGGATGACACGCCATGAGATTCGTAGATGTGTCGTGCGATGGCACCCTGAAATGCAGGATATATGGAAACGGCAGGGTCTGGTTCATGACTATCATCTCTTCCAGATCGAGGCCCTTCTTCCAACGAACGATTGGGTTCCCCACATCCAGATCCCGCCATGCTACGCCACCACCAAATTTATTCGCTTCATACATCTGTTCAACTTGTAGATCAGTTAGCCTAGCCCGCTCGCAAATAGCCACAACACACATCGAAGATATCTCCTTAACGAATAGTAGCGCCGATTTCCTTGGTCAAAGGCTCAGCGATAGGCACAACTGCCTCCATCTTAAGCTCACGCCGACGTATCCTGCTCAGGAAGCGATTAGTCGTATCAATGACTACCATGATAGAACGGTAGGCCATCTCCACATCGCAATCAAGTGTAGGCTGTCCACCAAACATCGGCAATCCTCGACACTCGATGGTATTATGCTGCTTGTCACAGTAGTTGATGAAGGTATATCGAGAATAATCACGGCCTCTCGAATGGTAGTCCTTCTTCGCCACCAGCACCTGCTTATCCCCTAGATATAAATGCTGACAATGCTGAAGTGTCCATGGGTGTTTTGGATTCAGCCGATTCCGCAGCATGTGATCGGGTGGGAGATTCTCACGGTCGGCAAACACACTCAACTCCCTAATCACAGTCTGCATATACTCCGGCGTCATCAGCCGCGAGTAGTTCAGCTTGTGGTGAAAGCTGATATGCAGATGCAGGCCACACGTATCATTGACATGCTGAGGGTAGCATTTCTTCAGCCATGCCTTCAGCTTATCAACTGGCATGGGCTGGGACACAATCTCACCAATGCCATACTGCGGCGTGATGTGCTGCGCAGGGATTGTAAGGCCAGTAGCCCTATCAATGACATCGCGATTAGCTAGGCCAAAATGCACCGACCCATCATGCTCAATTGGATGCCCTTTAACTGGAGTGTCCCAACCGCCCTCCAGCTCTACGCCAATCAAATTGATCCGATTCACCACCCCATTTAGGAGTGGTCTATTCAGCGACATTTGGTACCTTCGAGTAATCCACGACCCCAACATAACAGCTAATGTTGACAGGCCGGATATAGTTGAGATAGAAGTGCTCACCAGCCTTCACAATCTTATTGGCAATCTTTTCCATCTCTTCTGTGCTCATCACGCATTCCACGATGAACTCACGCCCATTGCCCTCCGATGCACCGACCAACCGCAGGAACGAAATGTTGATGATCTCAGGACCGTCATAATTGTCGATCAGCTTTGTGCCAGCCTTATGTAGGCTGAAGGGGCCATCCGCTTCAGTTTCAAAGCTCCACAGCTTGAGTGGCTTACCATCAACAGCACTCCACAGTCTACCATGAAGTGGGGCTTGTTCAATCCCACCACCCCACTGCTTGAAGAACTCTTCAACCTCAGGGATGACCTTGATCCTCACCTTTACCCCAGCTTTGTGTCGCTGGAGATTGCACTGCACTGCACTAAATGTTTCCATTCACGGCTCCTGCTCCCTCGATGATGGTAGTTGCTGCTGGAATTGTAAATCCGGTAGGCACTGCTGGCATCACAGTCGGCGCCACAGCAACACTCGTTGGCATAATGATCGATAGCTTGGCAGCGCCCTGCCGCTTGCGACGCACATCCCCCACTAGGAACGCCTCAAATCCAGTTCCATGCCCTTCTGGCTTCGTCTTCCAGTGTGTCAACGGATCCTCAGGGAACCAGACACTGAGTGGCTGTTTATTCCCATCCAGCTCCGCCTTGCGGATCGTGTCCACGAAGAAGCTGAAGTCATCGATGGTGTCGTTCTGAATTCCATTCTGACCAGAGTTGATCAGGCTCAGGAACGGCTTCACCATCTCATTGTAGTTTGAGAGTGCTAGATCGAAGTCACTGGTATTGATGGCTCGCTCGATCTTCGCAAGATCCACACGCTTCATCAACTGTTCTTCGGCATCAAGCATGAACTGAGCAGTGTCAAATGCTGCCCGAGCAGTGGTATAGGCAGAACTATTCGCCCATGCCTCAGTCGCTGAGATATAATAGGCGAGCTTCGTCATCCCAAACACCATCGACATGAGCTTATAGTTATGAAGCCAGAAATTGGATGGTGTCCGATACTCGAGGCCATGGGCGGGAGTGCGATACTCACCAGCAAGGCCATATGACTTCCGACGCTCGACGGCAAATGGATCCCGATCAACCAGTACGCACGTATTACCTACCAGCACATCCAGAAGATGCACCAGCCGCCGCACGTCATGAATAATGGCACCAATATGAACATGGCCTGAACCACTCCGCACAAGATACTTCGTGCCATCCTTCTGAATCGGCTTGCGGTCATAGATGTTTTTCGATGGCTTACAGCCAAGCCGCTGGCAGTCCGGACTCAGCTTTGCCAGATCACCCTTGGACATCTTCACGACCGAACTGAAGTCGATGCTGAGCTTCATACCAAGTCGATTGGAAGCATTAGCTACCCGCATATCAAGCTCTCGAAAGATGCTCTGGAGATAGTTTGAGATGTTCGCTCGGCACCAATTAGCAGGCGGATGCAGTTCGACCTGCACACCATCTCTCACGATATGGGGCGCCCCTGCATTCCCGAAAGTATTCACGGTAATGCCGTTTGGTGGCACAATCAGTTCACTTCCCACAACACTTTTACGTTTCCGTAGCTTCCCCACTTCCGTTGTGACGAATAGCTCAGGATCGCACCCTAGATTCATTGTCGCTGCACGAATATATTTAACCACTATTCCTCCCAGACTCCATTAGGCACTGCACCATAGCCCTTCTCCAACCACTCCAAAGGCAGCAGATAGATCACCGCCTCAACTCTTGCGTCCTTAGTCTTTATGGTAATTGGCTCCCTCCGATAGAAGTCTGGATGACCCTCCAGCCTATCAAGGCGATGGAGTGTCCGCTCATCGACTTCATATAGTTCGCCTTCAATCTGGCTCGTGCCCCCAAGGACCACACCGGGGAACCATCCTAGGTTCAGCATGGTGAAGTTTGGGGCTGTCCAGCCCTGCCCGATGTAAGTGGCACCATCGAGGATATGATGGTTAGATAGGCCATTCTTGAGGCTGCCGTAGACAAATACCATCATAATGCCCTCCGCTGGAACACGACATCACGATAGCGCCCATAGATTGCGTCTATTTGGCGCTCATGATAGAGGTAGGGCATATCGGACGGTAGCAGTGGCCCTGGCAACTTACACCTTATCGGGAACGCTTGAGCCACAGGAGTCACTTCGACGTGAGCATTCGCCCGATGTTTCGGAGACGGCGCCTTGATGTTAGCGTTCCGGAGGATACCTGAAACTGTAGCCTGACAGACCCCAAATCGACGGCCCACTTCTACCTGACTAATACCGCCAGCCAAATATACTGCAATGATAGCCTTCTCCCTAGAACGGACCTTAGAACGGTCCATATGCCCTCTTACGTGGCCGGATGGAGCTAGTTGCCCGTTTATTGCCGCCCTGATTTGACGACTTTGACTTGAATCGTCCTCCATTGAACGTCCATGTGCCTTCTGGCGGATCGAACTGTCGCCGCTCAAGGCGCCGTGAAGGATTACGATACTTCACTTTGGCTAACGTAATGTCCATCCTAGCCCTCCACCAACACCGGCGCATCAGCCACCAGTGTCCTCATCCCAATCACATCCATCATACGATCGATGTGCATTTCCCTGAAACCCTCAGCTGCCGACGTAATCTTCTTATCAAGCAGCATAAAGAGGATAGGTGGCATCGGACTCTTGAGTGCTCTGAGCGCAAATTCCTTCCTTACCTCAACCCCTTTGATCTGCTCCCACTCCTGATCGATGAGCATCGCCAGACTATCAAGACGCGCCTGCACCTTCTCGAAGGTAATCTCCCACTCTGGGAAGGCCTTCGTCAGTTGCTGCCATTCGCTATTCAGAACCAGATTTAGAATACCCCTCGGTGAGAGATTGTCCCTCATCCTATGCAAGATAACGTAACCAGGATGCTTCACCTTGATGCGCCGGAAAGCTGCATCTAGCACAACATAGCCTTCCTGTTGCGTAGGATCCAATCCCTCGAAAGTCTTCTGTAATAGATCCAGTGATTTGACGGGCGCAAATTCCTTCACCTTCTCCCAGAGCAGTTGATCCATGATCTTGTGCTCCTGCCCGGACTGGCTATCACGGACCCCAATTAATCGAATGGCTGATCGATTATGCTTTACCACAACCTTATTCAGTGGGGTGGTGAGTTCAAACATGAACGTGAATCGGCGCTGGAATGGATTGGGCAAGCCGTATTCCAGTGCCCTCCAAGTATCCCAGAATAGCTCACCAAATGTCAGGCCATAGCCATTGACCTCTCCGCTCGCATCTGGTCTACCAGATGTAGCTACATGCCAATTCTCACGATAATAGTAGAGAATCATTAGCGACCCATCCAACTTCTCTTGAATGGTAGCAGTGCGCCAATCGATCTGCGCGGCGTAGGACTCCCCGACGTTGCCAAACTTGTCGAATGGCCGTGCAACGATCATCCAATCCAGATCTTCATCGAGGATGAGTCCCCGGCACTGTCTCACAAGTGGATTATCGAAGTCACAGCCAACCTTCCCATACTTCAGCTGTACGAGGTTTGGGAAGTGTTTATGCCGATTGACATTGATACCAAATGCCTTACTTAGCCCATCGAGCGTGTTGCCCTTTGTCCTCAACCAATTCTGCGGTAGGCATGGCTCATCGAGTGTGATCATCGGTTTAAGTCCGTCAGATGTTGTGTGCCAATGGACCATCTATTCGCCGTAGATGTTGATGGTGTGTGTATGGGAACTGACCGCTACCTTCTCCGCAGCGATCTTCTGGCGCATCTGCTCCAGCTTCTCGAAGTTCGGCATCCACACATACATCTTGAGAACATTACGAGTCCAGTTTGGCTTTGATGGGATGCTCTCAACTACCTCTCCAAGGTCATTCGCCTTGATGTAATCAGCAAGGGCCTGTGCATAGTTATCGGTCCGATAGGAGGCGTGATCCCCTTGGACCCGATCAACCACGCCAGTGAAGGTGATGTAGGCAGGACGCTCCTGCCACCCTGATGACCGACGATGCATCTGTGGAATAGCTTCCTTCATGACCGCTTCTGCATCAGCAAGGGTTGAGATGTCTTTTAGTTCATACACGCCACAGCAACTTGTTCCTTGAACAGAAAATGCCATCGTAGCTCCTACTCTTTATCGTGCGTTGGGCACGGTTCAAACGACCAGCAATACGGACATTCATCTAGCTCGGATTCCAGATCCTTACGATTAGCTCCCTTCCGCACCGACTTCATCGGCTTAGAAGGCTTCGGCACAGGCACCCGAGGGAACCGCCACGTCTTACCCATCGTCCTCATCCATGCTAGTTACAGCAAATGACAGTGCAATGATCGAGACAAACCCAAGCACGAATCCAACGACAAATGCCATTTATTCCTCCCGATTCAAGTAAGTAACGATGACCGTTCCAATCAGCAAGCCAACAACAAACCACAGCATAGATGATGCTCCCATTTGGGCCGTTGTTCTCGGCCGTGGTCAAAGCCTAAACCCGCCGCCGGGTGATTGTGAACCGGGCAAATTTTAGGCCGGTCGCCCGAGACAGTAGTGTCCACTTTTGGGGACAGGCCCGGCCTGCCACCCCGAACGGCCGTAAAATTACTGCCGTTCTGCCAAAGAACGGCAGAGTTGCATCTGCGATGCAACGCACGGCCACATTCCACGATTGGTGGGCAAAAATAGAAAAGGCCGGATCCCTTTTCAGGAACCCGGCCTAGCTTCTAACACTAAATTTGTGGCTAGTAGGAGCCCTTCGCCACTTGCAATACAGTCAGCCCTTCCTTCCGATACATCTCAACTACTCTCTCACGATCCTCAAGCACATATCGGATGCGCTCCTTCGGAAGATGGTCGAGGATCTCCTTCTTCATCTCGAAGTCGGGCTTATTGTCACCGCTCTGTCGCATGAAGAGGAATCGATAGAAGCTATCGAAGTGCTCCTTAAGCCATTCTTCGGTTTCGAGGCCAATTGAAGTGTCGCGGCCAGTGATGAAGATAATGTTGTAGTAATCACCCATCGCCCGAACCAGATCGATGATGGGCTCAATCGGCTTATCTCCACTCACCTTGCTGAAGAAGCCCTTCCAATCCTTATGCCACCTCGCATTACACTCAGGGCAACGTGGATGTGATTCCTTCGTCCAAAACTTCTCCTGCCCAAGCTCAGAGCAGTCCACTGTATGATTCATCTTCGGCTGGATGTAGTGCAGTCGATGGGAACAATCAGCTATCGTCCCATCGATGTCTACAATGACGAAATCATCAACGTAGTCATTCCAGTCGATGAAGCCATAGAAGAGTGCCATCCTCTCGATGACAGCCCTCCCCACTCTACTCGTTCGAGCCGCATCACGCCGAACACACTCATCGACTGGGGTATCGAACTCCTGCTCGATGACAGTCGCGCCATGGGTCTTCCCAATCGAGGCCCACCGCGCCCTCACGTTGGTTGACAGGTTCGTATTGTCGATGCAGACGGACTTGCCAGCCTTCAACGCCTCGATGGCACGCCTGAAGGCGACATCCTTCATCTGATTCTCCTCGGCCCGATTCCACTTCCAACCCTCCCCATACAACTCGATACGTAGCTCATCGTAGTTGATGTAGGTTCGGTTGGGATCCTCGGCAAGCCACTCCTTGCGGTAGGTAGACTTACCAGATGCAGGTAGCCCCGACAGAATCAATAACTCAGGCATATCTCCTCACAACCTCCTTCACCATCAGCCATCCATGCTTGAATGAGATGATGATGGGGTAGATCCAGCCCGCCACCCAGCTAGCGGCATTCACACATTCCATGCACATCGATTGCTTTCCTTTCAAAACCTGATAAGGCGAAAGAACCATCCACTATTCAACCCCCACCACACCAGTGTGATCCACACAATGCGGTGCCAGTTGATCTTAGGAGGCTGCATGCCGCAGCACTCCATCGAATGGCTGAATGATCCCTGCCACGATTCCCTCATCGAAGCGAGTCAGGTAGGGCTTCTCCGCCTCTCTCGCTTCAAACATCGCCATTACCTCGTCATAATACTCCCACGCGAAGGCTCTCCACCATCCAGAGCTGATGCTGGTGCAGACCTTCTGGAGAGCAATCTGGAAACTTCGTCGTGGGTCAATGGTTCCCCGGTAGGGAATTTGACTACGTTCAAGTGCCAGTACTGTCGCCTCCTCCAGTACACTATTGAGCTGAACCTCAATCGGTTGATTGTCCCACTTAGATCGATCAATATTGACCTCCGCTTGATCCTGCTTGAAAAAGGTATAGGCCGGGGTGAGTGGCTGGACGGCCATCGCCAGATGTAGGGTATCGTGGTCGTAGATATACTTCACCCCCTCATTCGGATTGAAAAAGGCCTGCTTGTTCCGCATGAGGCTCGGATGCTTGTAGTCATACGTTTCCTTCTCCCTTTTCTTCAGGAGGTCAGCATCTTCGATAGTGGCCCCAAGTGCCCGCATCAACTGAATGTCTCGCATCGTCTTGAGGAAGTGCGGACTATTCTTGAGGTAGCGATGGCTCATTTTGAGGAGGTAGAGCATATTGAGATCAGCAACTGCCTCATTCTCCTCGGAGCCATCCTGCCACTCCTTCTTGACCTGGAGGTTATAGATGTCTTCGGTAGAGCTTCCGGGCCACGCAATGACCAGTTCAACAGGCAGCCGACCACCCTTCTGACGCTCATCCCTCCATCGACAGATGATGGTCGTGCCTTTGTCATTGGGAGCGGTCAGATCCGGCTTGACCCTCTTGATGTAGGTCTGAGCCTCATCGTGGGTACAGATGTAGTCGGTATCCTTTGGCATCCGCCAGCCAGACCCGCAACCATAGAAGGCTAATGCTTTACTACCGATAAGCAACATGGCTCCTCCTAAAGTGTCTTCTCGTCCGTGATGACCATGGCGAAGCCCGTAGCGATGCTAATGGCTATCGTGCCGATAATAGCGACGGCAATAGCCCCACCATCAGCTCTTGCATAGCCTACGATGCCCCACACCATCAGCCAGATCAGAGCAAGTACCATTCCACTGAAGCCAACGATCTTTGTGACGAACTTCATGGCTGCCTCAGCAAAACTGACTCGGAACCCATACGGCGTAGGGATCCTCACCGAGCAAATACTTCCGCGCTGATTCTAGATCATATCCCCCGCAGATCTCTGCAAGTTCCATAATCTCATCCTCGGTGAGATCGGTTCTGAATCGGTGTTGCTTGCCGTACTTGGTGCTCACCAATTCATAGAACTTTGGGTTAAGGGCCTCTGGGATACCATCACGCTCCTGAGCCGCCACGATGAGTCCATGCTCTTTCGCAAGTGCATCTACTCGATCCATATGCTCTTTCATATCCCTGAGAATCTTGGCAACTTCCTGATAGGCTTCTTGCTGTGTCATCTGCTTGTTCCTCCAATATCTGTCAAAGATGCTTAAGTTTCCGAACTGCTGGTAGAGTTCCATTACCCAATGTTGAGGACTACCCACGCGAATAGTCCGAACAACCCCACGATGAGTACGATGCCCATGCCGATCTCGAATTGCTCTTGGATTTTCACAGGCGCCTCCACAAATCGTTGATGAGGGTCCATGCAAGAGCAGCGGCGCCCAACAGCAATAGGAATACTACAATCAATAGCCAGCCAATCACCTTTAGTAGGAAGATCATAGAGCTGCCCTCTCTCGAATCTCATCGAAGCGGTCAAACGCCTTAAGATCCCCATCCCTGAACACTTCAATCAGTTCATCTCTGCTATCACTGATACCTTCCATTTCAGTGTGGAAACCATCGACCTTCTTGACCAGCTTCAGGCGCCCTTTCATACTATGCTTGCCAGGATCGGTGACTGGATCCTTGAACACGTCTCGGCGCCACGTCGGTGTGATCGACATATGTGGCTCGCGTTCGCCAATCCCCTCCACATAGGAACACTTGATTGCCATCTTCTGAGTATCTCTGTCCAGCTTCTGGAGCAAGGCACCGCCCATCCCAAAGGCAATATTATCAGCCGACCAGTCACGCTGATCCATCTGTCGAAGAATCTCGGTGATGCTGTCCAGATTGACCCCATCGCCCTGGATGATACGGACCTTTGGATGCAGTAGCTTATAGCCCTGAGCATTATAGCTGACACCAAATGCCTCGCCAAGCCGCTTAAGGACTTCGAGAATCACTTGGACGGGATTGCCGGAATCCGGCCGAATCACCAAGATTCCGTTGCGAGCCAGCACGGCATCCTTCAACGCACCACCCCACAATTCGGTGCAGGCCTTGAAGATGTTATAGCTATCCGACACGCAGGCCATGAGTCCATCTGGATACTTCTCCAGCATGTTGCGGAAGGCATCGACCTCATGCTCCCACGAGGTAATGGTGGAGTGCTCGGAGGCTGGCACCGAGTAGCCCGGCATCTCAGCTGCATAATATCGGCGTGCATGGCCGATGGCGGCTACCGTATCAGTCCCCATAAAGTTCACAAGATGTGCTGTGCCGCCAATGGCCGCACTCTCCACACTCGATACACCTCGGAAGCCAAAATCATGGAGCTTGAACGGTAATCCATTGATATCGCCATTCTTCTGAAGATACTTGGCGATGACTCTTTTGATCTCACGGCTTTGAGTGGCAACGGTAATCGGAAACCATACTTGCATAAGGAGTGTTTCCAGATAGTTGGTCAGCCAATAGCATTGCGGACAGGTATTCTCGATGGTCATCAGCACATTGTGGGTTGCAATGACCGTGCCTTCTGGCACTGCCTTGATGCTGAGTGGCAGGCGTCCAGAATGATCCTGTGCGATGTGCCTGAAGCCATCAGCATTGAAGAGATCGGGGCGTCCGAAATGACTTTTGTAGAGGCTCTTGGCATCGATGATATCAGAAGGCTTAATCCTACTCTCACCAGCAAAATAGTGCATCAAGATGTACTGCAAGCCATGGAACACCAATTCATGGAACTTGCCGCCCCGAGATGAGAGGTAGCTATAGACTTTGGTAGTGCCGGGCGGATACTGAACGTGATGGCTTGCCTTATATGAATCTGTCAGCAAGCATAAGTTGTTAGTCATCTTGGAACTCTCCATTTTGATTGTCGGGGCGTGGCCGTCGATGTGAAGGTATGCCCTGCTTCTTCAGCCACTCATCGAACTCGGTCGGCAAGGGTTCGTAATGAACATCCCAGCTTCCCATGAAATTTTCAACGGTAATGCAATCGAACACACTGAGATGCTTCATTCCTTAATACTCCCCATTATTCATCGCCCCAATCCTCCGCACAATCGTAATCGTCGTCATCGAAAGGCAGTTCCTCCCATCCACAATCAAAACAGTAGTAGCCGTCTGGATCATAGGAGGCTATCAAGCCACAGATAGGACAGGTTTTCATGACTGGGCGACCTCGCAGTGACGATGGCAGCATTTATGAGCATCACACCATATCGGGCTCTTGTGCGGTAGGTGTGGTGGAAAAGTCATCTCATGAACAGCTCCACAAAGTTTACATCTCATTTGGACCTCATAGCAATGGCATCGTGCATGAATCCAAGAATCAGGAAGAGGGCGATCATCGTAAAGACCGGGTGCTCACCGATGAGAAACTGAAGCACGGCCATCATAGATCCTTGAACCTCCACTTAGCATACTTGTTGAAGGACTCTGACACCATCCTACCGATGAACTTCCACAGATCAGCAAGGAGATCCTTCAGGACGTAGGCCATCATATCCATCGGCCAGAAGAACCAGCAATGGATGAAGTCATCCCACTCATTGGACCAGTTGGGGATGGCTATGCAGTAGTTAGGATGAGCTTTCTTATACTCGACCGCTTTTCGATACTTAGCATCGACATACTGCGTCCATCTGAAAAACAGCCAACAGAAGGCCACTACCACGTATAGTCCGATGTAGATCGGATGCCAGAGTACCCAGAGGACACTCCAGCCGAGGACACTAACGGCCGAAATCAACCCAATAACCATCACGATGCTAAGAGGCCAGAACACGTCCGCCAGTACACAGCCCAAGAGGATCAGGACGGCGAGAATCATTCCTGCTGCGAATAGAGTCGTCATTATTGCACCCTCAGCCCCAAATGGAGCAGATGTCCATGGATCGGATGGATGACCTTCTCAGCCTCAGCCCTCGTGAACCACTTCAGTGCATCAATGTCATCAGCGGCCTTTGGCTCACCGAAGACCTTCTGGCAGCTGAACACACTCGTCAGGATCGACTCCGGCCCCTGTCGATAGCGCCAATCCTCGACTGGAGCACTACCAACGTAGATTGGCTCACTCACTTCGAGGCCAGTTTCCTCCAAGACCTCACGACGGACTGCCGCTTCAAGGCTCCCATCATTCACATCGACGAAGCCACCGACGAGTCGCCACTCTCGGCCATCCTTCCGACGGTCCATCGCCTTGTGCCCGAGCAGCAACTTATCGCCCTCCCTGATGACTACATCAATGGTAGGACGGGGATTGGTGAAGGCCCGCTCGATGCCATAGATGATGCCAGCCCGGAAATCTTCAGTATAGCGTGGGGTTAGTGCTTCTCGTACCTTACTAGCGTGACCACCCATGCTATCCAGCATCTCGACTGGCCATCGCCCTCCACCAAGGCTATAAGCAGGCCCAGCTCCATCAGGTCCAAAGAAGATCTTGGCATCTCCATTGACATTGATAGCCGCAATCAATTGATCGACACGAGCAGCCCACTCCTCATCGGTCGGGCAGTCAATGAGTGGTAGGATGGTCAGTTCAGGGCTAGTGGGATAGGCATGCTGCCACCACTCTTCCAGCATCCGCATCCGAATGCTATACTCGATAGGGTTCTTCTTGAGGCACGGCACGGCTGCTGTCCCTAATAACACCAGCACCCGATTGACACGAGTAGCTACTTGTGTCAGTAGGTATTGATGGGCATCAGTCAGGCGTGGCGCCTGAAACCGTGCGATGATTACACCTAATTCACGTTTTGCCATTACTCAAAATCTCCGAGGTTATCAAGGTCGGCCAGCATTTCAGTGACCATCTTGTCGAGGCATTCGTCACACATATTCGCGTCCTCATCCTCGTTGATGGTGGGACAGGCGAAGCTGTTTGGTGTGTGGCAGTAGGGACAGTCGTAGGTCTTACCACAGCGACATAAGTGTTGAGCTAGGGCCATTAGTCCTCCAGTTTAGCAATAGCCATGATACCAGACGCAATCGCAAACGGAATCAGCACTGGTGTCTTAAATTGGATAGTGGCAGCAACAATAACGGCTGTCATCCACAGCCATGTGATAGCTTTGTTCATGGAACCTCCACGACTACCGAGTTACCATTCCTCACGCCAGTACAGAAAGCTCGATGGTCAATCTCAGCGACTTCAGCCAATCCCAACTGGAAATAGGCTAGGCGTCGTTGCTGATAGCGATGGTCGCCACGTCCTATGACAAACAATAACCAGCCTATAGCCGCAAAGGCCCCAAGCCACGCTACTATGACAATCATCCAATCCTTCATTCTGGTTGACTCACTGGTTTGGGCGGCTGAAATCCAACAGACCGCCCTTTATTGGTTGAGAGTGTCCATGCAATCTGCTCCATGTCCCAACGACTTGGCAGACTGGCATTGTGATACTGATTGCATTCGAGGATTGGACGAGGGACGAGGCCGTATGGGGGCGCAAGTGCTCGGCAGATAACTGTTTCATCCAGCCGATCCCTCCTAATGAGGCAGTTCGCACAGCTTTTACATAACGACTCTCCCGTTAAGCGACCTGTGCCTTGATGGATTTTGAGGGTGATGTCCAATCTAGCCTCCCACGTTCGATAAGGAAAAGCAGTAATGGCGTATTGCCACGTTCCCGATTGCACGTATGACACGCCGCCACATAATTTGCATGGCCGACAATCCCACCAAGACTGACTGGAATGACATGTTCGATGCTTCGCAGTTCGTCAGTCGTGCCACAGTAACAGCAGGCATCATACCGGACACGATTCCGCCAATACAATTCCCCCACTGTCTGGCAGCGGGCTAGGAACATCTTGGGTGTAACCGTTGAGCCTTGCTTCCAGTCCGAGGAACGCTTCTTCGCTGATGCCGTAGCCCCCTGAGTAGGGTAATCGAAGAGTCGGTTTGATGCCATGATCGTTGAGGACATGGATGACTTCTTCATAGCGAATTCCAAGTCGATTGGCGATCTCCATCCTGCTAATGACTTTGATGGAAGGATCAGTCCTCTTCTTCTTCATCGTTTGTCCCTATGTCGATATAGACGCATTCTTCATCAGAGTAGACGGAGAGCGTCGATTTGGCTTTGCCAGTATAATCATCAGCATAGTAGACAGGGCGATCTGGCTCTGCCAGCAGAAGCTGCGCTAGTTGATGTGCTGTTACCACATGATCATGCCTCGACATCGAGAATCTCCACCTTATTCGTTATGTCGTCGAGGATGGCTACATGCCGTAGGGACGTATCGATGCAATAGCTAGGATTGCAGCTACAACTCCCGCTCATCTCAACAGGAGCATGGCCCCATGCTGAGTCAGCACTGACCATCTTCATCGGGCAGCCACTCTCGTGAGCACGTCTTGGAATGTCAGTTTGGGTATGCCCAACAATCTGTGGCATCCCATCGATGTGCCTAAATTCATGATTCCAATCCAGCCATGTTGGGCCGCCTAACTTTGCATAGCCACCCCTTGCTCTGCCCGACTCGAAGGCTCTTGGATAGTTTCCTCTCAGGCATTGTTCGATGAGCTGGGCTTGTAGTGCTGGCGGATTGAGTATGTCAAGGTTGTCCGTATGGAAGCCAGCATGACTGAGCACATACCCTCCAACCTTCTGGTAGATCTGAAACCGCTCGATGATCTGGCGCGGGATCAGATTCTTAATAAGAGCCTTCTTATTCCAATCGAAGCCACTACATTGGAAACCCAGATTGTTAAAGAAGTAGTGGCAGTCATGGTTGCCAAGAAGCCACGTAGAGATGTCGAGGGTCTTCGCATCACCAATCATACTCACGATGAAGTGGCAGACCGACTTCAGCCGCTGCTCATCAAACTTCTTGAAGGTGTCGAACCAATCTCCTAAGAAGATGTAGCGATCGGCCTTCTTGATGTGGCGCATTGCCTGCTCAAGACGGTCGAGCCGCTCATGCACGTCAGGGATGATGAGATGCTTCATGGATGATTCTCGTTGATAACAATTACGCCATCAACTGTTGCAAAGCACTCCAAAGTACAATTCTTCTCAGCCTTGGCTTCCTCGACAATCTCACGAAGGCCATTGACTAATTCATCCTGCGACATATTGTCAGGGGCATCACACTCAACACGGAGCTGTAGTACGAGCCTCATGATCATTCCCCCTCAGCAAGGCCAACCAGGAATGTTACAATTCCATAAATAGCTAGTATGAAGACTATCATCCAAACGATGAACTCTGGATTTACGATCAGGCCTAGCAGTAGGGCGGGGGCCAGCAAGGCCAGCCCCAACTTCATCTTCGCATTCATTAGTCAGCTCCTAGATGATACGTACCGTTTTTTGTCTCAGCAGGCAGTAATAGACGGCCATTCTCATCGACGACCTCACCAGCGATGGGCTTCCGACCGTTATGTGGCCAGTAATCCTTGATCTTCATCTCAGTGAAGAAGGATTTCATGGCCTCGGCATATTGTGCCTTGAGCGGCTTGATGGTTTCATGGCCATCAGCTTCGATGAATTCACAGAAGCCAGCCCGCTCAAGCGCCTTCTGGAAGGCGCGCCGAATCCCAAAACGCCAGTCATACTCGTCCTTGAGGGAGCATGGGCTCATCCCGGTCACGAAGATCGCCTGCTTGCCCTTGTGACTGAGCTTGCAGCGGGTGATGTGCTTGACGCGGAGTCCTTTCGGATCACCGGGCTTTGGCTGATACCAGACCCCCTTCTTATCATCGTGCTGATGATCGAAGCGTGCGATCCAGAGCTGGCCCTCGACGGGAAATTCAACGTCCGTCCTCGATACTCGTGGCATGATGTACCTCATCCAGCAATGTGGTTTCTTGAAGGTTAGCTGGTATCCCTTCAAGGACTGAGATGGCCTGTTTTACCGCTGCAATTCCCACCCATGGGGCTGGCCCGATGATCTTGCCCTTCCCATCTCGGCTCAGTAGCAACTCAGCTAGCCAGGGCAGGACGAGATCGATTCGTTGTTGTGCAGTTAATTCCATTTGAAATGCCAATTGGAATGATGCCTCTTATGGCCCTGTGGCTTCCTACAGATCAGACCGTGCCGGACGCTGCCACAAATTCGCCACCATCCCATAATTAGTAGCCGTCCTTGTCGTAACTATGTGACTTCAGCCAGCTGTCGGTAACGCGATTGGGATCGGAAGATTCGCTGACAGCCAATAGCCACACGATAGCTGCGCCGAAGAACACTCCTATACAGAAGATCAGAAGTAGGATCCACATTAGGCAGTGGTAGCTGGCGCTGTATTGGTGGCTGATGGCACACTAGTGGGCTTGACACGCTTTATCAGCGTATGAGGCCACTGTGTTCTAATGCCCACTATCGTCTTGATGGTCTTGAGTTCTGGGTGGACGATGGGTGCTGTGGTCAGGATATAGCCATTCGGCTTCAGCAGTGGCAGAAGATCAGTCCCTTTCAGATACTTCTTGTCCCGGTTACTGTGCTCCGTTGCATTCGAGGTGTAGAGAAGATCAAATGGACCATATTCCCTGAGATCGGTAAGATCGCCATGGAGTAAGGTGAGCTTCTCCAGCTTACGATGGGTGGCTTCCAATGTACTAGATGATGTGCCGTGCCATTCGCGTCGGATTGAACTGATGTAGTTACGATCAAATGATGAGCAATACACCTTGAGTCGGTCTGGAAGTTGATCTCGTAACTTTCTCGCCATGGCAACTAACTCATCATAGTTTGCTTCTTCGAGATGCTTGCTGAAAACAGCTGGCCCAAGCTCCTTGATGAGTAATGCTTTCATATAGGTTGTGGCGAGTGCGTTATAGCCATGATCGATGGCAATGACCCCATCAGTTGCTTTTGGTAGCAGGACGGTTAGCGGAATTTCACCGCCAGATGCAATTCCAGCTATCTTCTTGAACTTGAGGCCACGGATTAGCTTTCGATGTAAGTATGGCTCCTCGTTGGTGAGCGTATAGCCAGTGACGTTGTGTTGGGCGTGACGATCTTCAAAGCGCATCGACGAATCCTCCTCTGCATCTATCGATGCAGCTACTTGAAAGTGGACCAGATGGACTTCTTGGGGTTAACCAACTCGGTTTTGATGGTGCCATCAGCCGTCGTCCAGAAGATGTCGTCCTTCGATGAGAACTCTGGGCGGCGTTTGCCTGATGGGGGCGGGAGTAGATTACCACGCCAGTTCTGGAGGGCCATCATCTCTCGATAGCGAGTCATCAGGGCACGGAGCTTGGCGGGATCTTTCTTGATGTGTGCCTTGATCTTGTATTTGGTAGTGGCGGCTAAGCGCGGACCACCTGCATCGTTGATGATGGTGGTGGCGGCTGGGCTGACCAGCCTCTTCAGGAACTCAAACATACCTTAGTGACTCCTTCCAAGCCAGAATAAGAGTGTGACAATCCCGACGCCAGCCAAGTCAATGAGTAGCATCAGGATGATGGTGAAGATGGCTTTCTTCATATTAGCTCCGAGGCTCATGATTGGGGCAGCAAAGCACTTGATGGATTCCGATCCATACGCATCCACATGCTTCTCTAACGCCAATCTCCGTGGAGTACTTTACTCTGAAGAATGATCTTGTTGGCATTGGATCCTTCACCTGAACGAGATGATGTAGAAGCGGTCATCAAGGATGGGCTCCAGCACTTTCTTGACATCGCTCCACTGGAGGTTCCCGTTGCCACAGCCCGGCCTCGGAAGGAGGATGGTCGTCGGAAGGTCTTGCTGATTCTCCCAATGCACAGTCTGTTGGGCTGATCGCTGGATGAGATCGAGATCTGCCTTCTCCCACCAGTTGTGCTTGACAGGAAAGCTCAGGATTGGGGTGCCAGCGATGACTCCGATCATCCCGACTACATTCCCATTCATCTTCAGGTGATGCCCAAGCATCGCTGGAAGGGTCTTGTCGCGCGCAGCGGCCTCCGCTGCACATCCCCGCCCCATCACACACTCACCATTCTTCTTGATAGTGCCATTCGTGGTGATGCAGATGACGTCTGGGGGCTTGCCATTCGGTTGATAAGTCCAGAGATTGCCAGTAACTTCGATCATGACTTGTGTTCCTGTACGGTAATGAATTCTCGGCGCCAGCGAGAATCGCATACATCGAGATCGAACCACCACTGACCAGTCCAATAATCGACGCGATGGCAGCCAGGCCGAGTACAGAAGATGAAACGGCCGCACCACTCGCCGTCATCGTGGATTCCCATCCAGCACAGGAATCTTCGGATCATGGCTTCACCAGTGGGCACTTTGCCGGAAAGCCGTTGTCACAATCCGGGTGACTGATGATCATCCGGTCGTAAACGTTCTTCGCATCGAGCGCCGGATGCCCACAATACATCACTGGACCGGGACCGCCATCCAAGCTAAAATATGGACATTGGTGGTAGCAGCGTGAAATCGTGACTTTCTTTGCTGGAATGATAACTTCCATCACATCCTCCAAATATTCCCTGGGAGCCGCCGAGGGCTGATTCCCCCAGCGACCCCCTCCGCTAAGGAAGCTCGAACCTTAGCGAATCTCTAGCGTCCTGCGCTGCGCCAGCATTCAAGCCAGCCACATCGATGCGACGGCCTCATATAACGCCAGTGCCAGATGTAGTCGTCAGTAGCGATCCACAGCCTCTTGAAGAGGTTGATGTGGGTTGGCCTTGGTGTGTAGCTCATGGCCGTAAATTTACGGCCACGCCAGAGGGCCACTCGACCGTCCAGAAGGATCCACATGGATTGATGCACAGGCCAGCCAGCATATTACAGCCTTGCGATGCTGCAACTTCGCACACTCGCTTCGGTGTGGCACCCTTGCACGATGAACATCGTCCACTATAGGTGAGATCGCCCGGCTCGGTGAACAGTCCAATGCTTCGATCGTTGCAGCGTTTGCAGAACGGCAGGATAGACATCTCATTATTCTCGTGAAAAGTTGGCATGGTAGGAGGGACGCGGCTCCGCCGCCGAACCCCCATCCCTCGGTTTTGGAGGCCGATGCTCTACTAATTGAGCTACTACCATCCATGGCCCTTGAATTTAGTACCGCTGATTCTGTTGCAAGGACAGCGGCCAAACCCCGCCCCTCACCTTACGGTGAGCTAGGGTTCCGTTAGGAACCCCAAGGAGCCTTTCGGCTCCTAGGCAGCCATCGGCATTTCTGCGTCAGGTATTGGTTGCACCGTTGAAGGGTCATGTGCTCCCTCAGGATCCTCGTGAGTTCCTCAAATGCCAGTCGATTCTGATTCGGCCCCGTATGGTTTATTGGTGGAGCCGTCGGGCACCGCCTCCCGAGTCCTGTTCATCCTTGGTTCTCAGTCATCAGATCAAGCTCTTGACAATCCGGACTCGATTGTAGTACAATCGCCTCCATGATTGAACAAAACTGTATTTGGTGTTCCCAATCCTTCCTCGTCCGCAAGGCCGAAATAAAGCGCGGCAACGGCAAGTTCTGCTCGCTAAGCTGCTGTGCTCAGTACCGAAATAAAGATGTCCCAAGATCTACCAACAAGAAGCATCTGAATGCCCTGGCACGCCGCACATGGATCAAAAGGCACAATGGGGCTTTGCCGATCTGTCGCATCTGCTGTAAAAGCGCCGACATTCATCACGTTAATGGCAATCCAGCGAACAATGATCCAGCTAATCTTGATACGCTCTGCCGCAGCCATCACGCTTCGCTAGAGAATCATATCAAACCGCGCCGTCGCCGTTCTGATTACCAAACAAAACGGAAACATGGGACAAGATCACGCTACCAAGGCGGCTGTCGATGTAATAGTTGTGTCGAAGCTAACAGTCTTTACCATCGACAAAGAAAGCATCTCGGCAGAGCGGCGTAAGAGGTCCGAACGACGTATCTCGGGGGTCATCGGATCAAGCTTGCCTTGCTACGAATGAGAATGGTATCACAGCGTCGCGGCCATGGCAATCGTAGGTGCTTACGAACCGCATCGCAGCGTCAGGGAGTACCCATCGTCGTGGGCCTGCCAGATGTTGGGGTGCAAAGATAGAGGAAGGGCCAGTAAACACATTCCTCATATTCGGATACAGCCGACCTACAGCTTGGGAAATGGGACAGGTAGCACCACCATTCGTCGAGACGTTGATGTCTTCCTGTGTTACGTCGATGTGCAAATCAGAGACGATCATGATGGCTCCCCTGTCAGTAAATTTACGGACAGCCGGTGGCTGTCCTGATTTTGCGAAGCGAAATCACGGCCGGGCACCAACTTGCGGTGCCATTTCCAAAAACTCGTTCTTCACTTCCCGTACGAAGGCAGTGAAGGCTGGATTCTGCTGAATATTGGGATCCCATGCGAGGCCCATCTCAGCAAGATCATACGTTTGTTGGATGGACGCACCACCTGAGCCGTCCTTCCCAAGTAACCATGCAGTGTCAGCAATCGACAGGCCTTCCGTCACATCATGGGTGATGATGATGATTGTCATGAGCGTGTCGAGAGCGGCGACATCACTGATGAGATGGCAGGCTGCCTGCTTCGCTACGATGTCCAATCCACTGAATGGCTCATCGAGGATGAGGAGGTGCTCACTACATAGTAATTGGCGCAGGATGGCCACTCGTTGGCGCTGCCCTCCACTCAGCTGCTTCGGATAGAGAGTAGCTACTTCTAATGGTAGATCAAGGCGCGTCCAGTATTCAGTAATCTTCGCGATGGATTGCCCTTTTGAGAGATGCCCCATATTGGCGGCGACACTTAGGTTCTCAGCCACCGTCATATAATCAAACAGTGGATAGTTCTGCTGGACAAAGCCAACTTTCCCTGCTGATGTTGGATGGCCATCAGCCAAGATGATGCTACCTGCTGTTGGCGTCGAGAGGCCAGCGATGATGCGGGCTAACTGCGTCTTACCAATGCCAGATGGACCGAGGAAGCACACTACTTGTCCCTGTGTGAGATCCGGGCGCTCGATGTCCTGTACCTCCGCATTGACCTTGTTCAGGATAAGCTTGTCCCCGAACTTGAGGGTGATGTCCTTGATGGACAAGAGTACCTTGGATTTGGTGTAGGTTAGCACTTCCGCTTCTCCATCCGCTCAGCAATGGCCTTCAGTTCCTTCGCTGTAAACCTCCCATCGAGGGTGGCTTCCTTCTCGGAGGGCAGCCAGCTAAACCATACACCACCGTTGTAGATGTAGCAGCCAGCTTCATCCTTGGTCTTGAAGAAGTTCTTCATAAGCGGCCTCCAAGTTCAAACCACGTTATCTTCTTACGGCCCTTCGGAATGTAGTAGTACTTATCCGATGGATAATGAACTTGGATCTGGGTTGCATATTCCAGCGTCTCGTCGCCGCTGAAGTAGATGGCAATAGCATCGTCAGGTACTATTTCCAATGCCTTGATGAGATCAGCCTTTGTCATGAATTGCATCAGCTTCTCCCCTCAATTAGCCATTCCCTCGCTGTGATCACGCAGCCACACGCCACAATCATCCAGAAGATGCTATCAGTGTAAACTGCCCACCATGCCACGAAGAGGCTGACGATGACCAATCCACCTGCTACAATTTCGTGTGTGGACACAGCGCCCCCCGCAGCCATCTCAGCCCAAGATCCTGCCCAATGCCAACCACCAGCACGGACAGTGCAATCCCATACACATTGTCGAACTTCATGTAGCGTTCCTGATTGAGCATCAGGACGCCAATGCCACCTTCACTCCGAAGGAAGCCCTCGACCATCATCAACATCGACCAGCCCATGGCAGTATTGTCGCGGATGGCCTCCAGTGCTTGATGGAGTGTGCCCCTCACCACAACATACCATGTTGACTGCCAAGGGCTCATTCTCAAGACAGTCGCTTCATCGAAAGAGCTGGCGGGAATCCCCTGCACCACATTGACCATCGAGGTCATGAGGAAGAAGGACTCACCAAGCACTAGCATCGCAATCTTGACGGCGTGTGGACTGCCGAGCATGAAAAGAAGGATGATGAAGAAGATAGCCGGTGATAGGAACCGCAGCTTCGCGATGCCTTCGGCCAATGGCCGGATGATGGGCACCCTCGATAGCCACGCAAGAGGCAGGCTAATCGCTGCACTGACCACAATGGCCTGCACATTCGTTACGAAGGACGTGATGAGGGCATCACGGAGGCCTCCATCATTCCATAGGTTTGGGATGGAAAGGATGATGTCGAGTGGGTTCGGCATGATGGCTGGCTTGAAGAGGATCCATATCAGTGCTGCCAACCCTAACCAGCCCATCCTGACCATCTGCTGCTCAGAGATGGGCGCATTCGGCGTGATGTAGGCCTTCACTTCTGGGGCTCCGAGATCAGGGTGTATTCAGGAACACCGACAGCCCTCATCAGGGCGTCGATCTTCTTGCACACTTCCTCGACCCTCATGCGGTTGACGGTGAATTCGATTCGGATTCTCATCGCTTGAGCAACTCCTTCAGTCCAGCTTCGATGATGGTGTCCTCGACGCTGAATATGTCCGGCATATAACCAACAGGCTGCTTGGGATTGTGGATCCTTCGATCATAACCTAGGGCCTTCGCGTTCTCAATCATCTGGCCGAGGCGGAGATCTGGATTCTTCATCCAGACCTCCCCGATCAGTACCAAGATACGTCCAATGCGCTCAGGATCACGATGCCTCGTTCCATTTCTGGTAAAGGCATCGTTGATCCTCTTGACGATCCCATTAAGGGTGTCGTCATCCATCAGCCCTGCGTCCCGAGCACAATCGTCACCCGGCGATTCTGAGCCTTGCCAGCCACTGTCGCATTGGAAGCAACCGGCATCGTTGAGCCGAACGCCCTCACCACGATGCGGCCTTGAGGGAACAGCTTCGGATTGCGCTGCTCAAGGTAAGCCTTGACAGCATTGGCCCGCTGCTCGCTAAGTACCATGTTGGCTTCAGGAGAGCCAGTAGCATCGGTATGTCCATCGACCTCGACGGCCAGACCTCCACCAACCAAAAGCTGATTGTAGAGATCTTCCAGCGTTGATGCGGCAGTTGGCGTAAAGGTCGCACGCCCTGTTTCGAATGTGATGTTCCAGTTACGTTTCGCTACGATGCTCTCAGCGGCGATTGGGCTGTTGTTATCCTCGAAGGCGCCAAGGTCAGCATCATCCTTCTTGGTTGTTGAGGCAGCCAGCGCCGTGATGAACTGCGTATTGACGGCTTGATCGATTGGAGGAAAGCCGGGGAACAACTTCGGGTATTGCTGCTTGACGACGTTACCGAAGCCGGTGTAGCTCGCATTGTAGAGGCTGGATGTCAAACCACCGGAACCCTCAGCCAATCCGAACAGAATAAGGTTGTCAGCAAGGTTCATCGTCGTACTGCCGCCCAACTGCACTGGTAGGCCAGTCTTATCACGTTCGGTAACGCCCTTGAAGTACTTCACCCAATAGGCCGGGGACTGGTCGGCGTAGACATTGTAGGCAATCTGCCCTGCCTTACTGAGTGCAGCATCGAAGTGCTTGACCTGATCGCCACCTTCGAGGGCAGCAGCCAACATCCCCTGCACAAGCTTGGCATTACGAGTGTCCCATGCCCTGATGCCAATGACCACTGCGGGCATCTGATACTTGTTTTCCTTCGTGCTGATCAGCTTGACGAGCCCACCGCGCTGCTTTGCCAGATTGACATCGCCCGGCGTCCATGTTGCTACACCCTGCACGCACGCATGCTTTGTCTCGCCAGTCAACTTGCCATCCTTGACCACCTTCCGATCCTCACAATGCCCGGTGACGTATGCCTCAGTAGCCTTGAGGAAATCATCGGTAGCGACCCAATTCATGGCCTCAGGATCGTAGGTGGTTTCGTCTGGATTGTTCTTGATGCCGGAATTGGCAAGGGCATACTGGCACAGGTTCCAGTCACCATCGCGCAGATAGGCAGCGATGAGCCCGCCTTTCATAGCCTGTGGATTGTCCTTCCATTCCTGTGGCCCCCAACAGGCATCTTCTCCACGAGAGTAGCCGACTGCCCCCACGACCTCCGCGCGATAATCGTCGCAGGACTGCTCGGGCTGGGTAACATCGAACTTCTTACCACACAATGGTAGGAGGGTCTGATTGAGGGAGGCGATATACTGTGCTCCACCATCACCCATGATGATGACAAAATGAGTTCCGACTGACGGATGAGCCTGTCCGTCATGGAATGCTGATGCAAATTGTGCCTGAGCAGCCTTCATCTTCTCGGCATCGTCACGTCGGATGATGAGCACCTTGACGCCATGTTGTGCCATCAGGCTCCCCTCGGTGGTCTGTGGGCCACCATTGGCGAATAGAATGCCATGATCGGCTGTCCACGGATAGAGTTCGATACGAATTGGGGGAGCCTGGACCGTAGCCAGTTTGCTACTCGGTAATGCCACAGCATTGATTGATGTGTTCGATGTCTCGATGTTGGCTGCCTGACTCAGATCGACGGCCTGTGGTACGGAGCTTTTGGCCTTGAATGCCGATGGCAGGTAGCCGAAATGGCCTGCTACCACATAAATCAAGAGGGCAGCGACCACAATCCCGATGAGTTTCTTCTTTGTCACGACTTTCTCCTATATTGAGTGATGGTGTGATTAGTCTTCCCCTGATGGGATGAGGAGGGCGTCGGTCTGCTTGATCATTTTCCAGCCTCGATCGAGCACTTCATCCACGGCGCTGCGAGAGATCGCTTGTGCGTAGTAGTTACGCATGATGATCAACGCGGCATAGAACTCGTCACGGAGCGCCTGTAACTGCTCCACTGCATCCGGCTGCATAATATCAGCTACAAGGATGAAACTTATTGACTGACTCGCAGGGCGGTGCTGCCGGACTGTTACCACATCCGACCGCCGCCAACATCAAACAGCCAAGTACATATCTCATGCCTTCACCATCTCCGGCTCCCGAACAACTTCCCCAACCTTGATGCTCACACCCTCAGTGAGCAGCTTCGAGCCATTCAGCCGATCGAGCGCCTTCTGCATCTCGGCCGCATCCTTGAGCTTGTCCGTCTCGACCAACGGCTTGATGTCATTGAGGAACTGGTCAATCTCAGCTTCACCATTGGACACCTGCTCATCGATGGCCTCGACACTCAGCCTCAGCATCTCCAGATCCTTGTTCTCGCCAAAGAACGACTTGAAGGATGAGACTGCCTTCTGGCCAGCCATGATCGCATCGTACTGCGCCTTGTAGACCTCGCGGTCGCCCTTCAGATCTTCGAGTTGATTGATACAAGCCTGACGTGCTTGTTCCATCTTGTCGCACATCAGCCTCAGTTGGGCTGCGATTGGCCGTAGGGCATTGGCAGCATCGTCCCACTTACCAGCCAGCCTCGAATGCCGAGCTGCACCGGCCATCTCCCCCTGTCGCTTGGCAGCTTGTGCGAGGCCATCCTCATTCTGGGCTGCCGTCTCGAATTGCTTGATGTTGCGGTCTTGCAGCTTGTAGGCCCCAGAGGCCTTTGCAAGGTTCGCAGCAATCTCATCCAGCTTAGCCTGGAAGCGAGAGATGGCCGTGTCGTAGGTGCCGATGGGATTCTCGCGGGCGACCGTTCGGCGCAGGTTGCGAGAGAAATTCATCCATGAGTAGATGAGGGCAGTTCGCGTGCCACTGTCCCAGATCGGGCTGGTCAGGATGATGATCCCAATGATCATGCCGATCAGGTAGATGGTGTTCTGAGCCAGTTCGATGAGCGTTGGGAGCAGCCTCAGCCAGATGTAAAGGCCAGTACCACCAACGAATAGGCCAGCGATGATCGCTAAGACACCAGCGACCTTCTTATCGGCTGGCTTGAGATTGTTCCACGAGAGATTGTTGTTGATTTCGGTCACACTTCTACTCCTTACAGTCAATCTTGATGTTATGGATGTGCCTACGACTCCTCAGCATCGTCAACCATCGCTTGGCCTGCCGTGGATAACGGAAGGGCCAGCAATAGCTATGCCCTCCCGTTTCGTAGCTGATCCAGATCGGCATGTCAGCCTTCGATGGTGGCCCCGCCAGCATCTTTCTCGTTGCCACTAAACACAATCGGCTCGCTGACCACGATGCCACCCCTGACCAGATCACCGATCATCCTCTCAGCCGAGGAAGCTGCACAGCTTCGCAGCTTTTGGATCATCGCCTTGGTGACGATCTGCCCGGCATCGTTCCCCTTGATGATGTCTTCGTAGACCATCGCCTTCATGGTGCCAACTCCCAGCACTCCAAGGTTGTCAGCGATGACCTTCTGACGGGCGGTTGGCTCCGCTGGCAGCACTGCTCGATACTGGATCCGAGCACCAATCGAGATGCCCTTCCTCGATTCGCGCTTCGCCTTGACCGGCGTTCCGAGATTGATCTCGAAGTTGAATGCTTCCTGCTCGGCGCCAAACGCCAGTGCGAGGGCATCCAGCAAGGCAGCGACCGCCGTTGACACTTCCTGCTTCGTGGTGTTGATGATGAACTGCATTGGATTCTCCTTGATTGAGTCCTCGTGATGAGAACTTACTTGTTGACGGTGATTGAAGCACAACTCTTGCAGAGCTTGGCTTCCTTGACGATCTCGCTCCCGATGCCAATCAGATTCTTGGCATCGTCATAATATTCCCGATGTCGAGTCTCGATCACTCGACGATGCATGGGTTCGTTCGGCTTGGACGTGGTAAAGCAAGAGTCACAGTTGAACATAACTAGGCCCCTGGTATGGGATTGACGATGATGGCCAGCACTGGTCGATGATGGCTGGCGATAGATGGTATATCTCGGCACACTGTCTCAGACGGTCGATGCCGTCCGCATTGAGTCCCTTGCCAGACCAATGTGATCCAGCGTCATGAATGAGCTGCAAGTACTCTGCCAGTCCCTGATCTGGGATGAACTTCTGAAGGGACGGAAATGTCTGGAGCAATGTGACAACTCTCATGTTCTCCATCTCTGGCTGGTAGGCTCCGGCTGGGATATGGACGCCAACCGCACACTTCAGGATCTTCCCGGCTGTCTCCATCCGATACTTACACATCTTCTTACCGACTGGCCTTGCAGGCTGACCCTGCTCATGTAGATGCTTGACGGTTTTGTCGAAAAACTCTTGTGGGGTCATCGATTCTCCTTGACAATCCTGATTTTTCGTGCTACACTGTCGTTTATCGACAGCAAATTCAAATTTGCTAGGTTCTTTCCTTGAATTCGATTGCGCTGGTAGGCCCATCAAGGGCATCCCTCTCGAACACGTCGATGAACGGAGTCACCTCGCCCGGCAACTCAACGTGAATACGACGGTCAGGGATGCGATTCGGGTTGTATTTCTGGCAGACCGCACAAAATAACTTCTTCAAGCCATGCAGGCAGCGTTCTTGCATGGCTTTTTTCATTTCATCGGTCCACTCGATGGTAGCTGGCTGATTTTCACGTTTGGCCGCTGCTAGCAGTAGGAGTGCATACTGCTTCCGAAACTCGTTCGTGGCATTGGCATCTTTCACAATCTCAGCAAACTTGCTTCGGCATGCCTCACAGCCAAGGCCCATCTTGAACATGGGCATCACTTTCCACTTCCGGATGACTTCGTTGGTGTCGTAGGGCTCCTCGTAGCTTGTTTGGATGAAGCCACCGATTCGGATGCGATCCGTAAACTTGGCTGTGAACTTGGCGCCGCCAACCTTCTTGAGACGGCCACCCCTTCGGAGTTTCATCTCAGAGACGTTGATGCTGGCACCATGAACTTCAGACCACATTGGCTTGCCACAGCCACAGCAGATGATGCCAACCGAGCCAGTCTCATCATCAACAAGGGCTGCTTGCTCCTGATCACGATCGAAGGGAACGATGGAGGTCTTGATCTCACGAGTGTTCGGATCACGTTTCGTGACCTCGTGAGCCAGTCCTCGTTCGAGTAGCACTTTCAGCCAGTCCGAATAGAACGGCACACCACGCATCGGTGGGATCTTGCGAACCAGCACGCCATCAACGATGTCGATCTTCATTTCTGCCAATCCTCTGCGGGTTGCAGCCCATATGGGAGGAAGTCGCCACCGACAGCGCCATCCTCCCATTCGACATCATATAGCTCTGGGTAGTCGCCATATCGGGAGGTCTTGGAGTAGATGCGGCTGATCCTGCCATATCGCATCTTGGACGTAGGATCGAACACGTTCTCCAGACGGCGCACCCGATCACGAAGTTGGAACTTTGGCATCAGTCCTCGATGGTAGCTGCTGCCGCTTCGATAGCCTTCAAGAAGCGATCCTTGCTGAAGTCTGGATTCTCGGCCTCAGCATCAATGCAGACACACTCTACCACGATGTTGAACGCGGTCAGTGCATGGCCTTCGGAGTGACAGAATTCTTTTGCCCGTCCAAGGGACTTGGCAAGGAGCTTGTAATCTTTGGCTGTCATGCTCGCACCGTTCCGAGTCTCTTGATGGTATCATGGAGTGTCGATGGCATGGTTAGCAATGCCCAGCAACCAAAAGCATCGCTCCACGTCCATAATGCCCATGTGCCATCAGGCAGTTGTCCGATAGCAATCACTTGAGTGCCTCCACAACGATGTCGAATGTCACTTGGTAGATGCCAGGATTGGTTCGCTCACGGTTGCCAGCGACGTTCAGCACTTTGATGTCGTTCGTTTCGATGAAGCCTTTAAGAAGACGCGCAATATCAATGAGCCCTACATCGCTGCTGGAAATGTTCAGATGTGGCTTGCCATGTCGATCACAGCAGATAATCGTCAGCTTGCAGCCCGGACTATCCATGTTCCCAAACAGCACCGTCCCATCACTATCCTTGACATTCTGCTCGGTTCGTGGAGGATAGCCATTGCCCGCATGAATGGAAAGGCCATACTTGACCATATCATCCATGCTGATCTGACCATCATCAGAGCGGCGATCCCGTGGGATCCAGCCGCCCGTTTTGATGCCAAGCGAGTAAGCTGCATGAACGCCAGCCTGATCTGCGCCTGTTTGAAATCCACTCATGACCTTCTCAACCATGTTGCACCGAAGTTGGGTAGGAAGGAGGATGCTGGGATAGATGCCAACTAATGTTTGTGCTGCTACACAGCGAATGTGGATCAGTGTGATCTACTTCCATATATCCTCCCTCCCATGCCTGCGTGATGCTTACCGTTGCTGCCGCATGATGGGCCTCCAGAAATGGCTTTGCATTGCAGTGATGCTGCAATGAGCCGCTGAAAGCGGCGGCTGAGCCGGGCCGAAGTCCGGCCGAGCGGAGGCCAGTTTCGGGCCGGGCCGCGCGATTGTCAAGCCCAAATTCGGGCCTAGGCGCCCCGCAGGGCCACGATCCGGCTTGCCCCGCCGCCCCGGTATGGCCTACCGCGTGAAAGTGGCTGTATGAGGCGATAAACGGGTTTTTGGTCACTTGCCCGCCCTGTTATGGTTGAGTGGCCGGAAACTTACGGCCACCTTTACGCATTCGATGATTGGCATGCTCAATTCGGTATGCAACATCATCGCGAGCGTTACTTGGCTTGGCATGAGCATATGGATCGTAATCACCATCTTACCTCTCAGTCCACAGTGTTTTGTTGCATCGCCAGCAGCGCCAAATGTATTTTCGATAAGGCTCCAACTGAACAACCAGGCAATCCATTCGGTTGGTAGTCGCTACCTTGGCCTTGCAGTGCCAGCACTGAATGTATTTCATAGTTCTACCGTTTCTCGAATTGTCGTATGATCGTTGATGACCTTCGTGAGGTAGACCGTGCATCCCTGTGACTTGAGATACAGATCCATTGACAGCACTTGGGTCACGATGACCTTCCCAGCAGGGGTAATGGCTACGAGTACAGGTGAATGTTTACGGATCATGAGTTTCGCTTTTCCTTCGCTACCATTGAAAGTTTCGCCTTTCCTTCGCCCTTCCCATCCGTCTACGATAGGGACTGTATGGAATCAATACAGTCACTACTTTTCCGATTACGACAGAGTGGGAAGTGTAATCAGATCCGAATGCCTGATGGGACTGTAGGGCTGGCCGACAGCCCGACTGGCCGAACCTAACTCAGCCGGTCGGACCAACTCAGCCGTGTAAGTCGCTGAAAACACGGCACTTAGGGCGCCGAGCGGCCCGGCATGGCCGTTGCACTGGGCGTCACCAGCGCGGCGCACTCCAGCACCGCTATGGAGAATATCATGGCAAAAACTCAGGAAGCTATCGCCAGAGCAACTGGCATCATGGCTCGCAATCCGGGGAACCTTGCTGAAACGACGCCCGATCTCAGTTCCAAGGTATCCAAGGCCATCGACGCAATCAAGAAGCCCTTCACATCGTTCGTGAAGGACTTCGCTGCACTCAGCACCACGCGAGAGGAGCTTGCTCCCAAGTTCATGAAAGCCTTCGGTCTCTTTCAAGCTGAAACCGGCGGCACCTTCGTGATGTTCGTTCGCTACCTCGATCCGAGCATCGGCGCAGCTCGCAACGAATACCGCAGCCATCGGACATATCAAGCGGCGGATTACCTCCGTCGGATCGTGGGGAATGCCCGGAATCGTCCGCAGAGCGTTGCAGAGCGGCAGGCTGCACCGGCTCCGCCCACCGATGTGCTGGCACGCATCCTCGCCAGTCTCGTCTCGATCCTTCCCGAAGGGCAGAAGGAGAAGGTCTACGATGCTCTGAAGCAGGAAGCTCGATGGACCGATCGGCAGGTCGAACGCATGCACAATCAAGTGGAACACGTTGATCCCCTTGTCGAAATCAAGGGCCGGACGCTGGAGAATCTCCGCCTGACGATCCCAGAGCAGTCCTCGGAAGAGAAGGCTGCGTGATTGATGGTGCCACGGTGTGACGCTCCACACGATGGCATCTTCTGTCGTAGATGTGATGTCAGTCTCTCGGTCGCTGACCGGGAGGCTGGCTATTGCACGCAATGCGGCTTTCCCATCATCGGGGATCATCATGAATACCTTACGAAACTTCGTCGTATCCTTCGCTGCCACCGCTGCCGCGCTGCTCGCAGGTAGCCGGTTTGACGTGCTGAGTATATTGCCGTCCGTTAGCATGATGATCGTATTCATCTACTTGGCGGTCAAACGTAGTAAGGTCCGGTTAACAGGCCGATACAAGGCAAGCCCATTATAGCACAGAGTCAGGGCCGCGTGGCCCTTGCATGATGCCTGCCAAGCGCCCACATACAGCCGCCAAAGATCCCCTGCACTACAGCAATCCACAACCAGATCATTGCATTACCTCCATCTTCGCCTGCCAGTTCCGAATCTTCTCGAAATCGTAGGTCTGCACCCTCCGGCTATCCTGCCATGCCAGCATGAAACTCCGGCGTGTCAGATGAAAGAAGTAGAGCACGTAGCCCTCGTGGATACGTCCTTCGTAGGTAAAGGATACGAACAGCATCCACCTTGGTTGCATCAGAGTGACTCCAGCCGTGCGATGCCGGTGCGGAGGCGCGCCCCTCCGTGGTAGAATATGTAGCAGACGCCAAGCTGCACATCAATGCCTTGCACAGCATAGAATGTTTCACGCCTGCCATCTTCGTAATGAATGATGATCGTCATCCCTGCCTCGCAGTTTGAATCTGATGAAAAGTCCGTGGTTTACTCCATCTGCATCGCAGGCAGCGCCATAGGAGGCCGGTGTCACACTGCACGTCTCTCAGACATTCATGCGATGTCTGATAGTGGCAGTAATCACACCAGAGCTTAACCACGCGCATCCTCCAGTGCATCCTCTTCAGACCTGAATGGCCCCTCAGCCTCACTATCGGGTAGGCAGCCCGGCTGGCAATACCACCAGAACCATCCTACCTTGTCAAGCGCCACCCTCATTTCATCAGCCGCACACTCATCCGATCCTACGCATTGAGCCACCGTGCCGCGCGTGACGGTCGGATCGAAGATCAGCGATGAACACTCCGGACAGAGCGCATACGCAGCCTCGAATACTTCGATGTTCGGGATCTTGGTTGGGTCGGCTGCCAGCTCATCGTTGAGATAATGGTAAGACACGACTTAGTAATCCTCCGTTGGGTAATCTTCCCGCGCAACCTGCCGCAGGCACATCGCACACAGGCTCGATGTGGCATTGCGCCGCAATTTCTTACCGCAGCCTACACAATACCAGACATCGCGGCCTTTGGAGTCCTTGCCGGGACACTCACCCATCGAATGCCCACAGCAAGGATAATCTTCGCAGCGCCGCAGGCTCACAGTAGAAAATCCCCTTCCTCGTAAGGCTCGCTTACGAAGTGCTCGGTCGGATAGAGCCCCTGACCACCCTGTTGCAGATATGCCCAATCGAGGATGCCGTCTGCATTCCGAAGTGTTTCGCTGAGCAGATCGGAGGCAGCCGCTGCACCGTCAGCATCCAAGACCACTTGTAGAGTTGCTACGAATACCCGCTTCACCAGTCCCTCCCATCCGACTTCCGATTCCCCTCGACACACCGGCCCTCAGCGTTGAATCGCTGGCCTTTGCCGATGCCCAATCCAAGGCCATGAATGTTGAAGCATGCCTTGCACATGATGGCCCACGGACCTGTGCGGGTCGCTGCATCGTAGCGGTCCTTGCCAGTGAGATCCATCTTGCAGAGGTCGCAGGCGCAGTGCTTGTTCATCACGCAATTGATTGATGCCATTTTCTTCAGCCTCACTAGCATTAGTCGAAGTCCCCGCTTAGCTAATCTTCGATTGAAGTCCCGCCAGCCACCGATCCACATCAGCCGTTGCGATCCAGTCCTTGCGCTCTGTGATGTAGCCACAAATAGTGAGATCCGAGCCACACTGCCCACATCGATTGTGAAGCAGGCTGGTAACGTCGATCATGGTGTGGCAGTTACCGCACCGCGTTTCCTCGCCTTGGAACTTCCCGCCTGCAAGATGAATCCGAAACTGCTGGATTTCCTCAGCAATTTCCTTCATCTGCCGCTCCAGCTCGATGGCCTGCTTGATGCGATTCATGTTTGCCTCCTAATCGTCGGCGCCCGGCAGCAACAGCTTGATGTTGATATACGCCGAAACGCTCATCCGTGCATGCCCCAGATGCCGTTGTGCAAAGGCATTTGCCATCCTCTGCAAGATTAGCTTCTCAGTCGCATAGAGCGCCGTTGATGCGTGCTTCTCCCGCTTGCGCCCATTCTTGGCACGCTTCAGGATGAACTTCTTCTGCTTGAGCCGCTTCGCCATCAGTTCCAGTCCTTCGGAGCAGGTTCCGGCCCCAGCTTGATGGAATCGATGGCCGCTGCCAATTGACTCATCATCATAGCCTCTTCTTCATGCCGTGCTCTGACCTCCGCCTTCATAGCTTCGGATGGCTCCGTCACCATGACGACAGCAACGTCATGGCTCTCACGTAAGCCAGCCGCAGTCAGATTTGCATCAATCGACGCAAGGGCATCTGCCACCGATAATGACGTGCCACACGCCACCAGTCCTTCCGGCCTCACGATCTTCCACTCAATCTTCATAAGCAAATAGAGGCTAGTTATTAGCCAGCCTCCCTCTCTTAGATTGAACGACTAGCTGACCTCAACGATGACGCTCAGCGCCAGAAATCCCCAATCAGGGATTCCCATGTCCTTCGATTCGATCAGCATGGAAAAGCCGATCATCATGATGATCGCGAAATGCAGGCAACGCTTCTCACGATCGGACATCTTTGGCAGCAATTTCACAGCGAGCCCTCCATATCTACATCGACAACTTTGATAAGCACTGCCAGTGACACGACAGCATGAACGAACATCAGGATCACGAACCCAAGCAACTCGATCATGACCGCTCCTTGTTGATCCAGTAGGCTACACATTCAGCATCAGCCTTCGATGCGAATGTAGAGAGCCATTTGAATCGTATGGGCTTCCGGTCACGTACGATGCGGTAGCGACCTCGAAGGTCGCCACGAGTGATCTTGCGAACGATGGCCTTGGGATGATGGGATGGTCGCATGGCTAGCCTCGATTGCACACTTCGGTGGCGAGAGCCTTCATGTGAGCCTTAGTGTGAGATGGGACACCCGTTGGTGCCCCGGTTGCAGGTGCAGGGAGACTTCGTGACGACGCAGCTAGCATACGACAGGCCCCAAACATAGCCCAATGCCAAGCAGAGATGGCAGATCACGTCAGTCGATTTCGGATAGCTTCCAGCGCCCTCGATCCGAAGCCAGTTCCTGCCAACCTTCCGAAACAAGCTGTAGTTTGCCATGTTAATCCTTGGTTACGAACAACACAGGCTTGAGCACTTGAGCCCAATCAGAGCCAAGGGTAATGGCATCCTTGGCAGCAGCGATAGCATCCTTCTTAGTAGGATGGATGGAGAGGTAATCGAAGGTATTCGGCCGGTCGTAGAAGCCGGTCAGTCGCTTGTCGCTCGATAGCACGTAGTAGTGAACAACAACGTAAAGCATGGGAAGCCTCAGCGATCAGCCATCATCCGATCAATCAGCATGATCGCCAGTATGATCGGAATGGCAAAGAACAGCACAAATGGAGTCATACTTCAGCTCGCCTTGAACCGCAGCATGTAGCATGCAGTAGCCAGTGCATCCTCAGCATCGTCAGTGTAGTAGGCAGTCGCCTCGCTACCACCGTCAGCCAGCCTCAGGTTTACTCGATACTCACCATAGGCAGTCCGACCGCAGGTGAGCCCAAGCTTACGAATGGCTTGCATGGTTTCGTGCTGAGTCATTGGCATACCTCACATTGTCCTCTCTAGGTGACACCTGCTAACCTCGACCGTGCCACTGCCGTTTTGCGCCGCTCGGCCTGTCGCCCGGTGTGTCCCTCGTCACCCGGCCTGAAGTCTCGCCTACGGGCCGTCTGGCGTGTCCTAGGGCCATTCTACGCCCGGCCCCGACCTCGCCCCGTGCCCCTGCCGTCGCCCTATCCCGGTTTCCCCCATGCTACCAATGCAACGCTCGCAAGCGTTCCATTCGGAGCACAACGGAAAGGGACGGCCCGTAGTGGCACCGTCCCCTTGCCTTGGCTACTTCGTGACGAGCTTCGCTGGTTCGAGCTTGATCTTGCCTTCGCTGATCTGCGGAGATCCCTTCGGCAATGCCTTCGGTCTCGCGTCGTAGGTCGCTGCTACCTGTCCCTTGTTTGCCTCGAAGGTTGCAAGGATCTCCGGCCATGCATTCGCGAGGACACCGAAATTGTCCTGCGTCACCGTGAACATGGGGAAACCGCTCGGCCCGATCACTTGGAATTCCTTTCGATACGTGAGCCGATACTGAATGGCCCGCGTTTCCGCCGCCACCGATGCGGCCTGTGCTTCATTGAACTTGCCCAGCCAGTCAAGCGCCTCCTGTGCTGACTTGAACTCGGTAACGCCTGCTGGATAGCCGAACGCCTCCGCACCTTGCGGAATGGTGATGATGGTTTTCCCGCCCTTGGAGGTGATGTGCGGATTGATCATGGTTGCCATGTGCTCTACGCTCCTGTGAAGTCTACTGCTGCTCGGCGCCTAATCTGGCACCATGCCAGTATCGGCCCATGCTTGCAGAGACCTCGACGGCCCGGCCGGACGCAAGGTCTGTGCCCATTACGGACAGCCGGACCATTGGGGCCTGTCAATTATCTGACACCGGCCTAACTCCTTGATTCTACTGCATTTAGCCCGTCCCTGTCAAGTCCTTGACACTCTCGGTGCGCCTCCTCCGGGTCAATTCCTTGACACCTCCCGTCAAAAATTTGACGGGCGGCGTAATCCCACGGTTGATTTTAGCAACTTTTCAAAGTTAAGAGGGCGGCAGTAAATTTACGGCCAAAGTCCGGGTCAGCTTTGGGCATCTCTCAAATTTGGGTCCACCTTAGATTTCTATTGACAAATCGGAAAAAATATGTTACACTAGACTTGCTAGTGTGGTTAGCCAAGGCGCTAACAATACTAATCCACCTTTCCATCTATTTCTCATAGGTTATCATGGCTAGGCCGACATTCTACAATCGAGATATTAGACTTCAGGTTAGATATGGGATTGGAGAAGAGGCCTATAAAGCTTTAGAACAAGCCCAAAATTATGGCTGTAAAATATGTGGCGTGGATGCCGCAGATCAGCCTGGCGGTGTTTTAGATGTCGATCACGATCATAAGACAGGCCGGATAAGAGGGCTTCTGTGCCATAATTGCAATGTGCTCCTTGGGCATGCCAAAGAAAATCCTGTTATCCTTCTAAAGGCTATACAGTATCTTAAGGGCAATTTATAAACTAATTGTTGGTTATCACTGAGGAGGCGCTAGCCAACATCTAAAATCTGACGGTTCTTGGTCCGTTAACCTACCTACAGCCATCCGTCGAGATGGCTTTTTTTTGTTACTTTAATCTTGACAATCCAGCTAATCCATGCTACACTCCGTTCTTACGGAGTCGATTTGTTCGACTCCATTAGATAGGAGATAGTATGTTTATTAAGGTAGAATGGCAGAAACCCAATGAGGATGGCCACACTATGTACAATGTCTGGGAGGCTAGCGAATACTTCGTTGAGTTCCTGGGCTGGTCTGGATCTGGCGGAATAAACGTCCCAACAGTCTCAGGACCATCACAAGTCAGGCTAATGCTGGACTCCAGTAAGCACGACATCATCTTAAGCAATGGTGACACTGCCTTTGTCATGAATGACACCGGCAAGACCATCGATATCATCCGAACCATCTAACACCCTTGGAGGGTAGTCAATCTCTCCACTACCCTCCATTTTTCCAAATTATGACCCAAGAACTACGCCCAGAAATCCAAAGCTTCTTCACCTTTCTCGCTTTGCAAATCGCCCGCATCCATTCGACTCTCTATCCAGAATCCACCTTTCCTCGCCATGTAAGTGGTCCCCGTCGGCCTGACATGGCTGAGCAGGAACAGGCGATGAGGCCCTTCTAATGCCAGTAGGCGGTCCAGCCTTCAGCAGTGTTCGTAAAGCCCGTGCAGCCCTCAAGGAGCAAGCCGAAGAAATCCTCCGTGAATTCCGTGCCCTTCTCAAGCAAGCTGCTGCTGCTGGTGACTACGAAACTGCTGCCAAAGGTTACATCCATCTTCTCGAACATATGCCAGCTGAGGAAGGCGAAGCTTTGCTCGATGGCAGCATCGACAAGAAGCAGATCGAATCCAAAACCTCAGGACCAGCTATTCAAATAGGTGTCCAAATCGGTGGCCTTGCTCCACAGCGGACGCTCCCAGAACCAATCATCATCGATGTCCAGCCTAGTCAAGACACCACTACTGACAGTTAATTTGCCAGATGGCACACCCCATATGCTCTATGGTGCGTGGCCAAAGCAGCTTCAGTTTCATCAGTCGCCAATCACTAACCTCGTAGCCATCGGTTCCCGAGGTTCTGGTAAGTCCCTCATGCTCAGGATGGACGCTCACATGCGTGCCCTAAGTGAGCCGGGTTGCACTCTAATCCTTATCCGTAAAACGATGAAGCAGCTAGAGCAGTCACATCTCCAAGACATCAATCAGGAGATGGACATGCTGGGTGGCTACTATCATGGAACTAAGCACTGTGCATTTTATCCCAATGGCTCCAAGCTATTCTTCAGCTATGTCGGCCATGCAGGTGATGCCCTCAATCTCCTATCAGCCCAATTCCTTGCTGCCTACTACGATGAGCTTTCCGTAATCCCATGGGACTACTTCGTCAAGCTCAACGCATCAGTCCGTGTGGCAGGTGTCCAGAAAGACAAAGGCCTTAAGGCTGTAGTCCGTGGTGCGACTAATCCATTAGGCGAGTCTGCTGCCGAAGTCATTAAATATTTCGTTACCCAAGAAGTCGAATGGGAAGAACAGGATGACTACGATCCATCTGAATGGGGTCATGTCCGCATTGACATGGAGGACAACCCAGATCTCGACATAGAACAGTATCGTAAGAGGTTTGCCAACGCCCCCGAGCATGTTAAGGCAGCATGGCTTCGTGGTGAATATATGGAGGCGAATACCCTCTTTACCTTTCACCCAACTAAAGATGGCCAGCCATACCATGTCATCCGTGAATTAGACATTGATAATCTTATTAAGAAAGCCCGCATCTATCGCGCCTTCGACTACGGCTACAATCCAGATCCAGCCTACTGCTGCTGGATTGCTCACCTCGGCCATCGCTATATCGTATTCCACGAGAAAAAGTGGAATGGCAAGATCATCCCAGAGATCGCCCAGAGCATCAAGGAAGAGGATGAGATGCTCGGCATCACAAAGGTCGTTACAACCTTCTGTGACCCGTCCATCGATATTCACACCGGCCATGATGTTCGCACGATGAAGGGCATCTTTGAGGACTGTGGAATCCCAATGGAATGCTCAGTTAACAATCGGGAGCATTTCGCTGCTGTCATCCATACGGCCCTCGCAGAAGAAGCTGAGCCCGGCGTTCCACGCCTCCAGATCTATGATGGGCACTCAGCATATTTGCCCGGTGCAAAATACATGATCCGCTCCATTCCCCTACAGCATTTCGATGAGAAACACCCGCTCCGTCTGGCTGACCAGACTCACGACCATCCAGTCGTCTCCCTGGCCTACTTCCTCATGAGCCACTCGGCTGATGAGCAAAAGACCTTCGCAGAGCGTGTCGTTCCCAGATGGATGCGCCCACGCAAACAAGATTCCAAACAATGGATTCTTGGCAATGACCATCTAACACACTAAGGACTTCATGGATACAACCGCCGATATTATGCCGATCCCATCAACGCCAGACGAAAATCCAAATCGTCAGCGCAATAAGATTCTGCGTCATGGGGTAGCAGCTTGTAAGGCCTATCGCAAAAAGCTCATCCGAAATTGGGATCTGAGCGTAGCCTATCGCAAGGGCCAGCCCTACAACACTCTTGCTGATGAAGATAGGGTAGCTGTCAACCTCGACTGGTCATTCACCAAGATGAAGCAGGCTAGTCTATTCAGTCAGGTGCCAGCCATCCGAGTCAGTCATCCACCACAGAGCATCTCGAAGGAGATGGCCCCATGGCTACACAACTACGAGCAGCGCATCAATGACTCACTCGCGCAGGCAGGCATCGATTCGGCCATGGAAGAAAGCCTTCCAGACTGCATCAATGCGGCTGGCATCGGTGTGGTAATTGTCGCCTATGAAGATCTCACTGCCCCAAAGGAGGTGCCAGCGATTGATCTCGCTACCCTTCCACCACAGCTTCAAGCGCAGATCATGCGGTCAGGTACTCTTCCAGATGGCTCACAAATGCCAATGGAAACAGTGCCAGATGTCATCGACAAACGCTATACAGTTTCACGCATAAGTCCATCTGACTTCCTCTGGCCGCTCTACTTCACTGGTAGTGACTTCAATAAGTCACCGTGGATTGGAAGGTCTGGCCGGATCACATGGACCGAAGCCAAGCGCCGTTGGAATCTAGATGATGCCGACAAGTCCAAGTACATCGGAGACTCTCGCACTGTTGATGACCGTATCAATCAGGAAACTGAGAAGGATATGGAAATTAACTCAGATGAGTATGTCTCATTCGACGAGCTGTTCATTAAGGCTGAGAAATACGATGCGGATGTCAAGCAGTTCGATACCATCCATCAGCTAGTATTTGTAAACGGCAAGGAAGATCCCGTCCTCGATGAACCCTGGCATGGGCAGGAACTCGATAAGGAATCAAATCAGCTGATCGGCTCACTCAAATACCCAATCCAAGTTCTGACCCTCAGCTACATCACAGATGAAGCTATTCCGCCATCTGACAGTGCCATCGCTCGTCCGCAGGTGAACGAGCTGAATAAGTCTCGTACTCAGATGATGCTTCAGCGACAGCATAACTTTCCTGTTCGCACCTTCGATGTCAATCGAGTTGATCCTGCCATTCAGTACAATCTAATGCGCGGCATCTTCTCTGGCATGATCCCTGTTCAGGGTAATGGCCAGAACATCATCTCTGAAATCAGCAAGGCTAACTTCCCAACTGAAAACTTTACCTTCGATAGCATCATCAAGGCTGATGCCGCAACCAACTGGCAGGTTGGTCAAGATCCCCTAGGCAATGACATCGAAACCCGTGGGGAAGCCAATGTCGTTCAGACAAACTTCCAGACTCGAATTGGAATGGAGCGTGCAAAGGTCGGTAAGTTCCTTTGCAACATCGCTGAGGTTCTAGGAGGACTCCTCGCACTTCATGAAGATCCAAGCAGCTTTGGCGAAGGGTTTAACCCATCTGTCTCACGAACCCTTAGCTACTCAATCCTTGCGGACTCCACAGTTCTTCTAGACTCCAATCAGCGTCTAAAGAAGATCACTGACTTCGTGAATATGTATGCGAAGTCCGGTTGGGTGAATCTAGAACCAGTACTCAAGGAAGCCGCAACGCTCTGTGGCCTCGATCCATCGCTTGTCATTCAGGCCCCACAGCCTAAGCCACCCGAGGCTCCAAACATCTCGTTACGTCTCACTGGCACCGAGGATCTCCTCAGTCCAATGAGCGTCGCCATGCTCATCAACTCTGGACAGGCGCCAACACCAGATGCCATTCAGCAGGCTAAGAAGCTCATTGAGCTGGCGGTTACACCTCCACCACAGCCAGTGCCACAGCTTGGACCAGATGGTTCAGTTCTTCCTCCCAATCCCGGCGAAGAGCAGCCAGCCAATCCAAACATCCCACAACCACCACCTCCAGCAATTGGAGATGCGAATCCTCAGATGAGCGCCATGAGTAAGGTCAATCAGCGCATCTTGGATAGGGAGCATGACTAATGACGTTCAAAGAGTGGCCAGCCGAATGCACATGCGGCTGGTCAGGTAAACTACTCGCATGGGACTATGATGTCCTCATCTGCCCGACATGCGGAGCAGAGGCCTTCGATAAGGAGGACGTAAAGTATGGCAAGGCGCCGGGTGTCATCAGTGATGACATTCCGGGTGGCATCGAGATTAGGCACGGCTTGGTCAATGCAGATGGCTCGCCACGTCGCTTCTATAGTAAAACCGATATGAAGATTGCTGCAAACGAGGCTGGCCTTAAGTGGTCAGGGGATACCCCCGGCAAACCGTATCAGGTCCGCTGGTCCGGTAAACGTAAGGAATCTAAGCCACTTACTACTGATGCGTAAATACAAAAAGCGTGACGGCATCTGCAAGAACCTTGACCTCTCGATGGTTATTGGAGACATCCTCCAACTCCCAATCGACAAGGTTCAGCACTACCCAATACAAGCTGCCAATATTCTCCAAGCCATCCTCGACAGTATTAGTGCAGCTCTCCATCGTGGAGAGGACGTTCACGTCAAAGGCTTTGGCATCTTCAGAGTTAAGCAACTCAAGCCACGGACCTACACCAATATCGTCACCACAAAGCCACCCGGAGAAGATACCATCTCCCAAGCGACTCGCACACCGATTCCAATTGTGCTGCCCGGCAAGAAACGAGTATTCTTCTATCCAGCCATCCAACTCAAGGCTATGCTAAATCACGAAACCCCTTCAGCCCACGAACGGCGGGCTATATCAATCTGGAACAAGTAATGATTGTCCAGCCGCATCTCACACCAAAGTTCATTGATGAATTCGACATCATCTTTCAGAATGGACACATCTTACCACTTACTATAGATAAGGAGGCTGGTGATACAATAGACTTCCCAGAAGGTGCGAAGGTTGCACACATTCATCAGGCTCCCCGTCCATCTCCCACTGATCCAGACATCATGAGGCCAGCTGAGGACATGGACATCTACATCAGCCACATTCTATACATCGTCCATAGAACACGCGAAGTTCTTCCTCCAACGCCAGAACAGCAAGAAGCTTTCAAGCTTATCTACAAACTCCACCCGACAATCCAGTAACGCCATAGCTCAGCACAGCTCTTTGTGCGACGCATTTACGGATGCGTTAATCCGACGGCCATTGCCGTTAAAAGGAATTAAATGTCACTAGAAGATCAGAACTCTCTCGAATCCATCATCGAAGATAGCATTAATGATGCTACAGCTGAACCAGAAATCATCGATACTCCAGTTGATGACACTACAACTGAAGCTCCTATTGAGCCGGATACTACCTCTGAGGTTCCTGCCCCAGGCTCAGCTGAGACTAAGGATGATGAAGGAGCTACTCCAGCCGACGAGGATGACTTCGCCAAGAAGTTCAATCTACAGGCACAGTCAATCACTGGCCGAGAGAATCGAATCCCCTACAGCCGTGTCAAGAAAATTGTTGAGAAGAATGAGAAGGATGTTATTGCTCGTGTCACAAAGGAAATTGAGGCTAAGTTCTCTCCTCAGCTCATCGAGCATCAGACTAAGCTAAAGGACTATGAAGATCGTTTAGGTAAGGTAGCGCAGTTCGAGCAGATACTTGACAATGATCCTCAGCAGTTCCTTGGTATGCTCTCAAGGCACCCTGCCTACAAGCAGTTCTTTGACTTCGTGGAGCAGGCAGCTAACAATCTAAATAGTCAGCCGCCAGAAGCAAAGCAGCAGCCATTCCTAAGCGATGCTGATATGCCCCAGCCTGACCAGACTCTCTCGGATGGCTCAAAGGTCTACTCTATGGAGGGACTTCGTGCCCGAGATGAATGGTTGGCAAAGCAGATCCAGTCAAAGGCCGTTCAGGAAGCTGAAGCCCGTCTAGCCGAACGCTATAAGCCCATCGAACAGGCATGGCTCTCTCAGGAGCAGATGAATAAGATCGTTCCTGTGGTTGAGGGCCAGATTGCTGAAGCCCGAACCTGGGACCACTTCAATGATCTAGAGCCGAAGGTCGTCCAGCTTCTCAAGGCAGATCCAAAGATTTCCCTTGAAAAGGCGTATCTCAAGGCCTATCAGGAGTACGTGGCTGGTGAACGGGAACGGCTGGCGGCAGATCGCACCAAGGTTCGCACTGAGGTGCTAGCTGAACTTAAGAAAAAGCCCATTGCTTCATCCCCCGGCACAGGTGTTAAGCCAATCCTTCCAAAGGAACCATCTGGTTCTGTAGAGGACATCATTCGTGCCAGTATTGAAAATGCTGGACTTTCCATCGATAAGTAATTAAATCTAGGTGGGATGTCGATTTCTCTTGACATCCCATCAAATCCATGCTATGATGGGATTGATGATGTAATCAATCATCACATATAGGGCGGGAGTCAGAAATGGTTGTCGCCCTGCCAAATTCCCGAGCTTCCAATGGTCCGCGATAGGCCATCGACGTGCTCGTAAAATAAAATGGTGTCGCCGCTCCTCCCCTTGGTAAGGGTTGTATTCTGACGTTCGCAAGCGTCGTAAAGCTTGAGTCCATCAAAATCTAACCATTTCCTCCCCGATATTGGGGATTGGAGTAGCTATGTCACTATCTATCGAACAGATTAGTGCAGTATCCTATTCAGCGGTACTTGCCGATCTACGTAAGCCACAGAATCAGTGGAAGTCAAATGCAGCTCTAGATTATCTAGAGAAGAAGGGCTTCATTCAGCGTGTTAGCCTTGGTGTTAACATTGAAGCGCCAGTTGACTACCGCTCAAATCCTGATACCGCAATTCTCGCGTCAGATCAGGATTCAGCTTCACTGCTCAAGACTGAAGTTATCACATCAGCTGTGTATGATATTGCTCAGCTAAACGTTCCGGTAACTTGGACCAAGGGCGACGAAGCCAAGAATCCAACTGACACTCAGAAGATTGCGCTTGTCCGCAGCCTACTGGAGAATGCTGTTGACTCTCATGATGACCTCCTAGAGCAGAAGATCTTTACCAGTTCTTCTGTTGGCGGTGTTGAGATCAACGGCCTCGACAACCTTGTTCCTACTTCAGGTCAGGGCACCGTCGGCGGCATCGACGCATCAGTCGAGACGTGGTGGAGGAATCAGGCCAGTACCTATACTGACGGTTCTGACATCGAAGCCGCAATGACCGACGTGTTCAACGCTTGTGCCAAGGGCTCAGGTGGAGCACAGCCAACCGTCCTCATCTCAGGCCAGTCACCGATTGGTCTATTCGAGTCACAGCTACAGGCGCTACAGCGTTTCATAGATAGCGACTCAGCGGATGCGGGCTTCAAGGCACTCGCCTTCCATGGTGCGAAGTTCATCTACAGCAACCGTGGTGGAACGAGCATCTACTTCCTCAATCCGAAGAACTACCAGATGATTGTGTCTAAGCAGTACTTCAGGGATAAGGGCCAGACCTATGATGTTCCGGGTCAGAATGCCTTCTACTTCCTAATCTACAGCGCGATGCAGTTCATCGTTAATAACAAGTCACGGCTAGGCGTACTATACGCAGGCTAATGATAGCAGGGTAGTGTAGAAGTGCATCCTAGTCTCATAAGCTAGGGGACCGGGGCAGCTCCGGCGACTGCAACCAAACCTCCAATAGTCGGAATGGGAGAGCGGCCGTAATTCTACGACCAATCTCCCACGTCCGGATATCTTGGACTTAAGACTCCTCAGAGAGTCAGGAGAACATATATGGCTTTTAACACAGACGTTCATGCAACCAAGAAGTATCGACTAGGCACTCGCAAGCGCGATGTGGCTGGTAATGAGTATATCTACCTAAAGGGTGTTGGTTCCACAGTAGCCAATATGGTTGTATACTTTGACGAGAACTTCGCATCAACTCTTCTCACTACGTCGTTCTCAGGCTCTGCTCCTTGTGCTGTGGCACAGGCGGCAATCGATGCAACGACCAAGTATGGTTGGTATCTCATCTGGGGCAATGGCACGGCAAAGTCAGCGGCAACCGTCGCTGCGGATGTCATGCTACAGCCGACTGCCAACTCTGGCGAAGTTGATGATACGACTACAGCTGGCGACTTCATCATCGGGATGAACTCAACGGCTGCCTCCGCATCAAATACCGTTGCAGTGTTCTGCAACTATCCGGTCTTTGAAGGACAGGGCATCTAACTAATTTAGGGGAACCTTAGCCGGTTCCCCATTTTTATCCTATATCGCACAGTAGTGCGTAGGAATGGGAGCTATACATGGCAACTTCCGCTTTTCGTCGCTTTGCAGCTAAGCTTCTCGCTGATGGGTTTCTTGCTCGTGGCAAGACGACTGGCATCGGTTATAAGACTGGTTATGGGGTTGGTGGCACTGTTACGCAGGCCACGAACCGATCAACTGGTGTCACGCTAGATAAACTGAGTGGGCAGATCACCACAAACAACGCAAGCCTTGCAGCTGAAGCAGCGGCCACCTTTACCGTTACCAATGCTAAGGTTGCTGCGAATGACGTTATCGTTGTAAGCGTGGCATCTGGCTCAAATGGTGGCAATACAGCAGTGACTGTCAATGCGGTTACAGCTGGCTCATTTGATATTAAGGTATCAAATAACAATGCCGCAGCTGGCACGGCCGAGACTGGCGCAATCGTCATCAACTTTGTGGTACTTAAGGGTGTAGCAGCCTAATTCAATTGATCAACATTAAGGCTCCTCTTTACCTCCGACCGCCGCCGGTAGGGAGGGGCCTTTTTCTTTTAGGACGCCCATATGAATACCATTAGCGATCAGGCTGTTGCAAGGGACTTCGAGAAGATTACTGTCTCATCAACGACGACTGGTCCGACTGCATCAAAACTTACGAAGACCGCAACTGGCTCTTTTGCGATGTCCGCCGCTAGGGTTCTATTTACTGTCGAAACAGACTCTATTCGGATCAGATTCGACGGCACAAACCCTGACGCGACAACCGGCCATCTACTCACGGCTGGTAGCACCTTCACACTGAACGGTGTTGAGAACATCTCCAACCTTAAGATGATTCGTGTCACCACTGACGCAACCGTCCAGATCACCTACTTCTACAGCCGACCATAATATGAGAAACTCGGTGCTGGCCAGCATAATTTCATGCTGTTGAAAGCCATGCGCCATCCGTCACTGAGGTGCCCTCCTCCTAGTGATGTGTCTGAACCTGAGGGCTTAAACGAGGACAACAATGGCTAAAAAGTCACCCAAGACACCAGAGATCACCCTTACTCCTGAGGAAGCTGCAATTATTCTTGCCATGCGCGAGAAGCCTGCACCAGCACCTACTACTGCTCATCAGGAGCTTGCCAATGCCTTCATCGAGGCAATTGAGCGCACCAAGCCACCGACAAAGAAGAACTCCTTCAATCGCCCAAAGCATGGACCATTTGATCCAAAGCCAGGCGAGATCAAGCCAAAGCTTCGCCGCGTGACCTATATGCACGGCAATGAGCAATCCGAAGATACCCTTACTGGTGCTGAGATTGAACTTCTCAATAAGGTGAAGCCAGGTTCCTATTGTGGTGGTTTTGTCCGAGTCATCAAGCGCAAGGATCGTGGAATTGATATTGACTATCCAATTCGCACTGCGTCACAGCGCATGAAACTCCCGAATCAGTTTGGCATCATCACACTGACAGATCTCTGTAATCGGCTCATTGCTGAAGCAGCACGGCCGAAGGAGTTCAAGGTAGACGAAGACGACGAGTAACGTAATACGGCGGGCATGGCCTAAACCCGTCATCAATTGGGCATCGCCTCGAAAGGGGTTGATGCCCTTTTTGTTTTTATAGGATTCATAATGCCCCTGTTTAATGGATCTTCCAACGATATTATCTCTCAGAACATTGCGACACTCCGCAATGAGGGAAAACCCGAGGCTCAGGCCGTGGCCATCGCCTATAGCAAAGCAGGCAAAGGCCGTAAGACAAAGAAAGGCAAACATGGCAAAGCTCCTCGACGGCCATACTGACGACATCATTCAAATCAATAAGAAGGCACTTAGCGGCGAGGGTATGAGTGATTCTCAAGCTATGCATCTCGCCCTCAAACATGCGAACAAGTTCAAGGCTGTGAAATACGCCAAGAAAAAGATGGTAGCAAAGAAACCCAATAAGATACAGGTAAAGTAACGTGACATTCACCGAACTAGTAAATGAAGTTTTAGATCGGCTCAATCTAGTATCTATAGCTGCGTCTACTAGAGTTGGTCGTGAGATCAATACCCGATATAAGCGGGTTACGTCTAGTATTGGAATTCAGGTTGCCCGCAAGGTACTAGGAGTTGTAGCCTCTACGTCACTGGGCTCATCTACACTCACCTTTACTGGCATCGAGAAGATTGAGCGTATTATTGATGATACCTCCGGTTCTATCAGAGAACTAGAGGAGGTCATGGTTGATGAGCTGCGAAGCCTCAATCCAGGCACATCAACTCCAATGCGCTATGCGATCCTCAATATGGGGTCAAGCACTGTCACCATCCTATTGGATATTGTGCCACAGTCAGTCTTCCAACTTAAGGCTGATGGACTAGAGACAGCCTCCACACTTAGTGGATCCCAGACGCCTCAGTTCCCTGAAGACTTTCATGACATCCTTATTCATGGTGCCCTCGCTGATGAATACATGAAGCTTGAGAAGATCAAGCTGGCAGAGAAGGCTGAGTCCGATTATGAGTCTCGACTATCCGATCTGCGGATGTTCATCGCCAAGAGCGGTGGTATCAAGATTCGCCAGAATCAAGTTCCGAGTGATGTCTTTGGCCTACGTGGAGGTGGCAGTGGCTCTGGTGGTGGTGCTACAAGTGGTGGCACGAGCTGGACTCAGACCGGCCTCATCACCTTCGATCGAGATCCAGATAGTCCATTTGCCGTGACCTCTGGATCAGCTAAGGTTGATAATCTCGATGCTGATAAGCTTGATGGTCTTGACAGCACCGACTTCTTGCAGGCTGTTGCCAGCACTGACAATGCCATTACTCGCTTTGATGGGATTGCTGGCCAGATTCAGGACTCAGGCATTACCATTGCAGATGGTGCTACCGGAACACTGAGTGGCACAAATACTGGCGATGTAACGTTAGCGGGATCTCCGGCATATCTCACTATTGCTGGTCAGGTCATCACTAGAGCACTTATTGATCTCACAGCTCATGTAACGAGTGATTTGCCCTTCGCTAATCTTGTGCAATCTTCAGCGGCCTCAAGATTAGTTGGTAGAGGCTCAGCTTCGGGTGCAGGTGATTTCCAAGAAATCAGTCTTGGCTCAACACTTTCCATGGCAACAACCACCCTTGGAGTTGCTGATCCATTAACACTCACCAACGTATTAACGACGAATGGCGGGATTGCAATGGCCGACACTACCCTCGTAAGAGCGGAGATGAAGGACTATGCAGAGACCCGTAATGTGCCAGCTAATACCTCTGGCACCGTCACCCTCGATCTAGAGCAGGGCAACGTATTTGAGGTGACCACGACCGGCAACATTACTACGCTCACCATCAGCAATCCTCCGGCAACAGGCAAAGGAG